GGTAATCCACTTCTTAAGCGAGGCTGCGGCCTACGAACCAGCTACATCTTCGGGCGCGGAGTTGAGTTTGGTAATCTGCAGCCTCGCTTCCAGAAGGTCTTCGACCTGCCACAGAACCAAGACGTTTTGTTTAGCCCAGAGGCGCAGGTAATCAACGAGCGTAGCCACTTCACTGATGGCCAGTTCTTTGTGCTTGGCAATGTATCGACCAAGGCTTTCCAGCGTGTGCCATTTGATCAGATCACCGCAATCGTAACCAATCCAGACGATAACGAAGACGTATGGTACTTCCGTCGCACTTGGACTCGCAAGGCACAGGACCTTGGCGGCACTAGTGCAAAAGAACAGCAGATGAACGTCTGGTACCCTGCTGACACCTATGCTCCGGAGAATGGCCGTTATGTTGGCCGCATCCAAGATCAGCCTGTAGACATTAACTTCCGCCTCTTTGCTAGCCGCGTTAACCGCCGAGCTGGCAACGTATGGGGCATCCCTGACGCATTCCCAGCCCTGCCATGGGCTCACGCATACAACGAGTTCCTAAAGGATGGCTCGCGCATGCTCAAGGCTCTCAGTATGTTTGCATGGCAGCTCAAGTCAAAGACTAAGACTGCCGGTCAGGCAGCTGCAGCAGCAATTGCAAATGGCGGAACTGCCGGATCAACTGCCGTCATGGGCGATAACATGGAGCTTTCATCGCTACCTCGTGCAGGATCAGTAGATCTTGGTGATGGTCGCCCACTTGGCTCAATGGTTGCATCGGCACTTGAAGTATCAGTAGTCGCACTGCTTTCGGACCCGGGATCATCGGGCGCTTATGGCACTGCACAGACGCTTGACGTACCGACCCTCAAGGCAATGGAAGCTCGCCAGCACGTCTGGACTTTGTTCTACCAGCGCATCCTTAACTTCATGGGCGTCAAGGACGTTGACATTAACTGGCCGAAGATTGAAACCGAGCCTTCGCAGCGAGTTGCACAGTCACTGATCCTTGCTTACGAAGCTGGATCGATCTGGGAAGACGAACTCCGTGACGCAATCGTAGAGGCTCTCGACATTAAGAAGATGCGAGCTGACCTGCCGACTGCTAACGGCACTAAGAATAGTGCAGCAGCTACTGGCGGCAGTGTTGTGCCATCGCAGGGTAATAGCGGAGCTGTTGGTTCAACCCAGAGCAACACAAATGCAACCCGCAAGGCTGACGCTAAGCCAATCGCTTAATTCTTGTGTGTGGTATACTTAAACCTAGCATTACAACGCTATGGAGAATTTATGACCACTCAACTCACTGAGAGTCTGGACTTCTCACTTGCTGCACCCACTAAGGGCAACAAGTGGAAGGTGAAGGTTATTGAAGCTGGCTGGGGTAGCTCGGGCTACTACGGTGCTGATATGCTCGCACACTACGGTCCAAACGTATTTACCAAGGGTACTAAGGTTTTCATGAACCACCCTTCAGTTTCGGAAGCCAGCGATCGCCCAGAGCGTAACGTTGAGAAGCTTGCTGGAAAGCTTGTTTCGGACGCTTACTTCACTGAAAACGGCCTTGTTGCCGATATCGAATTCTACTCCCACTACGCTCCAATTATCAAGGAGATGGCTGGCGATGTAGGTCTGTCTATTCACGCCATGGGCTCTGCCGTAATGGGTGAGGCAGAGGGTCGCCAAGGCCCAATCATCGAGTCGCTAGTCTCAGATCCACTGACCAGCGTAGATGTTGTTACCGTAGCCGGAGCTGGTGGCAAGTTCTTGTCATTGCTTGAGAGCTACACCAGGAACGATACTGAAACCGAACAGGTTGCAGAATCCCTATCGGAAGGAAATGGAATGTCCATTACCAAGGAAGAGTTTGAGGCTGCAATCGCTGACCTCAAGACCGCCTTCGTTGAGGCACTCTCGCCTGTAATTGAGTCTGTGTCGGTTCTGGCAGAAGCTGCCAAGCCTGCTGAGGCTGAAGAGGGCGTAGAGGGCGAAGCCGCAGAGGCCGAGCCAGAGATCGATCCAGTCGACCTCGCTGCTAAGCTCAACGAGTCGGGCCTCCCAAAGGTTGCCCTAGCTCGCGTAGTTGAGGCCCTCAAGGCAGAGGCAAACACCAAGACCGCAGACGAGATCATCGCAGACGAGAAGGCATATGTCACCTCGGTTAGCGAGTCGGCTGCTGTTGCTACTTCGACCGGTGCCACTTTCGGCAAGATCGAGGAAGCTTCGACCCCAAACACCCCTGCAAACGAGCTTGACGCTATCGTCGGCCGTATCGCTGGTAAGTAAGAAAAGGAATAAGTAAATGGCTCTTAACGAGATTTACAAAGTAGCCAGTGAGCTGGTCTTCCCTGTAGCGAGCACCGTTGTTTCGGGCGACTTGGTACAGGTCGGTCAGGTTGTTGGCGTAGCACAGCAGAATGCTGTGACTGGCGAGGATGGCAACACCTACGCAACCCTCAAGCTCGATGGCGTTTTCAAGCTGACCTCGTCGGCTGCATTCACCGTTGGCGCAAACGTTTACCTGACCTCGGCTGGCGTCGTTAACGCTACCGCTTCGGGTAACAAGTTCATCGGTCACGCCATCAAGGCTAAGGCTACCACCACCGCTGGCGACGTTCTCGTTCGCTTGGTCTCGGCAGCAGCGTAAGGATAAATTATGGAAAACGTTACTTCACGTCAGGTCGAGGCAGCTAAGCTCCTCGAAGGCGCAATCCGTGGCGATAAGAGCGACCAGCTCAAGCTCCGCGAAGGCATTGCAACCAGCGACCTCCCTGTGCAGCTGGCCCCAACCATCAACAAGATCATGCTTCAGAACTACGCAGACCAGCCAAAGGTCTGGGGTTCGTTCGCTCAGAAGCTCGTTGTTGACGACTTCCGCCCAGTCAACTACATGAACCTCGCTTACGAGGACGACGGCGTTGACAACATGGGTGACAAGTTCCGCGAGGGATCGCTGCCTACCGTTGGCGAGTACGACGAGTACCCAACTGCTGGTTGGTTCTCATTTAGCGAGGCCGAGTTCGCAGTTAAGAAGTCGGGTTCGCGTATCCGCTTCTCGTGGGAGTCGATTGTCAACGACAACAACATCTCGATCCTTGAGCGTCTGCCTCTCGAGCTTGCTCGCAAGGCTGCTGGTAAGGAAGACGAAGAGGCCACCAAGCAGCTCGTCTCGGCAACCGGCCTCAACACCGGCAACTTCAAGTCGGGCAACCAGAACCTCCTGGCTGGCAACCCAGCTCTGACCCTAGAGTCGCTTGAGGCAGCTATCGTTGCAGCTAACGTCCAGACCTACAACGGCAAGACCATCACTCCGTTCAGCCGTTTCGTACTGGTTGTTAACGCTGGTCTTGAAATGACCGCTAAGAAGATCCTTGCTATCCAGCAGGTTCGCACTGAGGTCACCAACGGTAGCACCGTAACCTCGACTGTTTCGGGCAACCCAATTGCTGCAAACATTCAGGTTGTTGTCAACCCATGGCTGAAGAAGATCAACGCTAGCTCGGACAACTACTGGTTCCTGATCCCGGTTCCTTCGGACACCCTCAACCCAGGTGTTGTTCTTGGCTTCCTCCGTGGCTACGAGTCGCCAGAGCTCCGCGTTAAGGCTAACGGCGGTCTCTACATCGGTGGCGGTCTGGTTCCTGCTCGCGAAGGTTCGTTCGACAACGACGACTTCGAGATGCGAATCCGTCACATCGCAACTGGTGGCATGATCATGCCTACCGGTACCATCGCCTCGACTGGTGCTGGCGCTTAATAACGTTGCATAAGATATCCCCTGCCCACTCGGGTGGGGGATATCTTTTTAGAAAGGAATATCATGGCAGCTCACAGGGATTCCAAGAAGGATTCAGGTAAGAAGCATAAAGAGAAGAAGCGAGACAAGTCCCACAAGAAGGACTCTCGCCGCAAATAAAGAGATCCCCTCGGCCTTCGGGTCGGGGGTTTTCTTTTGTGCTGGTGTTGTGCTATAATGTTCTTCCGTCAAAATTTAGCAAAGGAGAAAATCATGGATGTAACCGTATATTCACTGCCATCATGCGTTCAGTGCGACAGCACCAAGCGACTACTCAAGCGAGAGAACATCGCCTTTAACGAGGTGGATCTTTCGGAGGATGCAGCAGCAATGGAGCTCGTTCGATCGCTTGGCTATCAGGCTGCCCCAGTAGTTATCGCTGGCGACAAGCACTGGAGCGGATTCCGCATGGATCAAATTATGCAGCTCGTAAACTAACACACAAAAAGGAGCCAAATGGAAAACAACTATAATTACCATGAACTAAACGCAATGATCAACCTCTGGGATTCAGAGGGCAAGTTACAGTTGCACAAGGATAAGGAAGCAGCACGATCATACTTCCTTGATCACGTTAACCAGAATACTGTATTCTTTCACAGCCTTGAAGAGAAGCTTAACTACCTCGTCGAGCATGACTACTACGACCAGTCTGTGCTGGACCAGTATGGCTTCGAGGATGTCAAGGCGGCATTCCAGCAGGCCTACGCTCATAAGCACCGCTTTGAGGCGTTTATGGGCGCATACAAGTTTTATACCTCGTATGCCCTGAAGACCTTCGATGGTACTCGCTACCTAGAGCGATTCGAGGACCGTGTGGTCATGAATGCTCTCGTACTGGCACAGGGTGACATTAAGATGGTCAAGAAGCTTATCGATGAAATCATCACCGGTCGTTTCCAGCCAGCAACCCCGACGTTCCTGAACGCAGGTAAGAAGCAGCGTGGTGAATTCGTCTCGTGCTTCCTGCTTCGCACCGAGGATAACATGGAGTCGATCTCTCGTGCAATCAATTCGTCGTTGCAGCTATCGAAGCGTGGCGGTGGTGTTGCACTCAACTTATCGAATATTCGTGAGTCAGGTGCGCCGATCAAGAAGATCGAGGGTCAGAGCTCAGGCATCATCCCGGTAATGAAGCTTCTCGAAGACAGTTTCAGCTATGCCAACCAGCTGGGCGCACGTCAGGGTGCAGGTGCCGTCTATTTGAACGCACACCACCCAGACATCATGAAGTTCCTTGACACCAAGCGCGAGAACGCAGACGAGAAGATCCGTATCAAGTCGCTCTCAATCGGTGTCGTCGTTCCTGACGTGACCCTCGAGCTGGCTCGCACCAACGAAGACATGTACCTGTTCTCGCCATACGACGTCGAGAAGGTTTACGGCATCCCATTTGGCGACATCTCGGTCACCGAGAAGTACCAAGAGATGGTCGACGATCCACGCATTAAGAAATCGAAGATCAAGGCTCGTGTGCTGTTTGAGCGAATCGCTGAGTTGCAGTTCGAGTCAGGTTACCCATACATCATGTATGAGGATACCGTTAACAAGGCTAACCCAATTGCCGGTCGCATCAACATGTCGAACCTATGCTCGGAGATCCTCCAGGTGAACAGCCCGTCTGTTTACAACGAAGATCTTTCATATGCCGAGATCGGAACTGACATTAGCTGCAACCTTGGCTCATTGAATATTGCTAAGGTAATGGATGGTGGCAATCTGGCTCAGACCGTAGATGCCTCAATTCGGGCTCTAACGTCTGTCTCAGACCTTAGTAGCATCGAGTCGGTGCCATCTATCAGGGATGGCAATAAGCGGGCTCATGCGATCGGCCTAGGCCAGATGAACCTACATGGATTCCTCGCTCGCGAGCATATCCATTACGGATCGGAAGAGGGCGTAGACTTTACGAACATGTACTTCTACGCAGTGGCTTACCACGCAATCAAGGCAAGCAATAAGATTGCCAAGGAACGCGGTGAGACGTTTGCTGGGTTCGAGAACTCGAAGTATGCAACTGGTGAGTTCTTTGACAAGTACATCAACCAGGAATGGAAGCCGGCGACCAAGAAGGTTGAAGATCTATTTGCCAAGTTCGGTATTGAGCTCCCTACTGTGCATGACTGGGAGCTTCTAAAGAAGTCTGTCAAGGCATATGGTATCTACAATCAGAACCTACAAGCTGTACCACCTACCGGTTCGATCAGCTACATCAATAACTCCACCTCGTCGATTCACCCGATTGCTTCAAAGATTGAAACTCGCAAGGAAGGCAAGCTTGGACGTGTTTACTATCCAGCTCCTTACCTCAGCGACGACACCATGGAGTACTTCCAAGACGCATACGAGATTGGCCCAGAGGCTATCATTGATACCTATGCTGCGGCAACTCAGCATGTTGATCAAGGCCTCTCGTTGACTCTGTTCTTCAAGGATACTGCAACTACCCGAGATGTTAACCGAGCACAGATCTACGCTTGGAAGAAGGGCATCAAAACTATTTACTATATCCGTATTCGCCAAATGGCTTTGGATGGCACTGACGTTGAACAATGCGTCAGCTGCATGTTGTAAGGATGAAATATGATAACGCGTCCCGTTAACTGGAATAAGATCGAAGATGCTGTAGATCTCGATGTATGGAATCGACTGACTGCCAACTTTTGGCTGCCAGAGAAGGTTCCACTGTCGAATGACATTGCGTCATGGGAGACACTAACCGAAGACGAGAAGACCCTCACCATGAGGGTCTTCACCGGCCTTACGATGCTTGACACGATCCAAGGCACAGTCGGTGCAGTCAGCTTGATCCCTGATGCACAGACGCAGCATGAGGAAGCTGTGCTAACCAACATCGCGTTCATGGAGTCGGTTCATGCAAAGAGCTACTCGAGCGTGTTCTCCACTCTGTGCTCCACCGACGAGATCGAGCAGGCGTTCCGCTGGAGTGAGGAGAACCCTTACCTGCAGAAGAAGGCTGAGACGGTGCTGAAGTACTACCATGGAGATGATCCACTGAAGCGCAAGATCGCCTCGACACTGCTCGAGTCGTTCCTGTTCTATTCTGGTTTCTATCTGCCGATGTATTGGTCGAGCCGCGCAAAGCTCACCAACACCGCAGACTTGATTCGCCTCATCATTCGTGATGAAGCTGTGCATGGTTACTACATTGGGTATAAGTTCCAGCAGCAGCTACGAGTGGAGAGCCCGGAGCGTCAGGAAGAGCTGAAGGCTTATACCTACGACCTGCTGCTTGAGCTCTACGAGAACGAGTGCAAGTACACTCACGACTTGTATGATGCTAAGGGCTTGTCGGAAGACGTCAAGAAGTTCTTGCACTACAACGCCAACAAGGCACTGATGAACCTGGGCTTCGACGCGCTGTTCCCTAAGGATGACTGCGACGTAAACCCGGCGATCCTCGCCGCGCTGTCGCCAAACGCAGACGAGAATCACGACTTCTTCTCGGGTTCAGGCTCGAGCTACGTTATGGGCAAGCACGAGGCCACCACCGACGACGACTGGGAATTCTAGTCTACAATTGAATAGTATGATATAATATATACGCGGATACCTCCTTTCCGCGTGTGTGTGTTACAAGACCCCCTTGTTGAGCCTTCTTGCTCCGAGGGGGTCTTTTCTTTTGTTCACGATAGAATAGACGTACAATGATCATTTTTCCAGATAACAATCTCCCTCAGCAGTCGCAGGATTGGGCTGATAAGGTTGAGAATGAAATAAAGAAACTAGACAAGAAGTCTGGTGGATCTGGCGCACCCGGAAGCGATGGAGTTCCGGGACCAAAGGGCGAACAGGGCGAGCAGGGTGTACAAGGAGAGCAGGGGCCAGAGGGCCTCGTTGGACCGCAAGGTATCCAAGGCGAACAAGGAATACAGGGTATCCAAGGTGAGGTCGGACCTCAAGGAGCTCAAGGACTTGAGGGGCCTGAAGGTCCGCAAGGTATCCAAGGTCCACAGGGCGAAACTGGACCTATGGGACCGCAGGGTCCTCAAGGAGAGCAGGGCCCAGCTGGCGCAGACGGCAATACTGGACCGCAAGGAATCCAAGGTATTGCTGGTCCTCAAGGACCACAAGGCATACAAGGCGAAACTGGTCCTGCTGGTCCACAAGGTGATACTGGTCTCACGGGTTCTATGGGGCCTATGGGTCCTTCTGGTGCAAAGGGAGATCAAGGCCTTCAAGGAGATCAGGGCCTAACTGGCCTCTCAGCCTATCAGGTCGCACAGCTAAATGGATTCAATGGAACCGAGCAAGACTGGCTAGCGTCGCTAGTCGGCGCAGATGGTGCTACTGGCCCACAGGGGCCTCAAGGTGACGCTGGAATCCAAGGACCCGCCGGCCCTAAAGGTGACACCGGTTTAACTGGTCCACAGGGCGTACAGGGTCTTACTGGACCTAAAGGTGACACCGGAGCTACTGGTCCACAGGGACCATCTGGCGTAGCCTATGCAACATCGCCTGTTGAATACAACTCTGGCACACAGACCATCTCGCTGAATTACAATCTACTTATCATCAATGGCGGTACCGCATAATGACTACTGATCTACCAACTAACCTAGGTTATGGCACTGTGATTGGCCGCTTCCTATTGGCCTATGCTGACAGTGCAGACGCTGGCAATGAGCCTGACGGCATTGCAGCCGTAGGCAGCGTCTTCTTTGTGCCATCTGTAAATGCAGTCAAGAACCCGACTGCCAGTCCAGCACCGGTAACGATCATGCCAGCCACTGTAGAATGCACCCTCGATACAGAAGGCTATCTCTATGGTCCACAGGGCGGACGCGGTGTGAGACTGATTGCCACTGATGATCCTGACACTATTCCAAATAACTGGTACTGGACTGTGAAGTTTAAACTTACCGATCAGGGTGGCACTCCACTCAATGGGCTCGACAATAAGATGCTAACCCTGTCTGGCGGCGAGACCCTAGACTTGACTCTGGTATAGGATAATAATGCCGATCATTGATTTACCTTCAAACCTAAGCTACGGAACCGTAACTGGCCGCTTCCTGCTAGCATACGCTGATAGCGTTGATGGCGATATATACCCAGATGGCCAAGCAGCCAAGGGCTCGATCTTTTTTACGCCATCGCCAGCCTACTTGCTAGATGCTACTGCTAGTCCAAATCCAGTCACCGTTGTTCCAGCTACAGTTGAGGCAACTCTAGATGCAGATGGCTACCTATGCGGCTATGGAACAACTCGCGGCATTTGCCTCCTCGCTACTGACGATCCGCAGGCCAACCCAGTTAACTGGACTTGGGAAGTAAGCTTCCGTCTCACCGATCAGACTGATACTCCGGTCAACATTGAGCCATACAGCTTCAGCCTGCTATCCGGCACGACCATTGACCTCACCGCCCTCGCCCCTGTGCCAGGAGCTGATGGAACGTTCTATACCATCGGCCCCACTGGCCCACAGGGTGAACAGGGAATCCAGGGTATTCAAGGCATCCAGGGTATTCAAGGCATCAAGGGCGACAAGGGAGATACTGGCGATCAGGGCATCCAAGGTATTCAAGGTGTTAAGGGTGACAAGGGCAATACTGGAGATACTGGTCCTCAAGGCATTCAGGGAATCCAAGGCGAGCAAGGTATTCAAGGACCTCCGGGATCGCTTGACAATCTGAACGCAACAGCCCCTATCGTGTATAATAGTACTACATCAACTTTGACATTCGATCCTACTTATGTCACATTTATTAATGGAGGAACGGCGTAATGCCAGTCCAAACTCGAATTCAGCTGCGTCACGATACTGCAGCCAACTGGACTTCTATTAACCCAGTTCTAGCTTCTGGTGAAGTTGGCGTTGAGAGTGATACTAGGCTCTCGAAGATTGGTGATGGATCAACTGCATGGGTATCACTTGCTTATGCTGCAGATAAATCTGGTCTTCCAACTGGTGGAACTGCAGGACAGATTCTCGCCAAAGTCGACGGTACCAACTACAACACGACTTGGATTGACAACTTCTCGGAATCAATTCGTCATCAAGTCAAGGCTGCTGTTGCCATCAATAAGGGTCAGCCAGTTTATGTAAGTTCTGCTGACGGCACGAACATGATTGCGTCTTTGGCATCAAATGATTCTGAAGCAACTTCATCAAAAACTATGGGCCTACTTGATGCAACTGTTGCAATCAACGGATTTGCCAACGTCATCACCGAGGGCTTGCTTGCTGGACTAAATACCTCTACTGCAACTGCTGGTGACCCTGTTTGGCTGGGTGCTTCAGGAGCACTGCTTTATGGTCTAGCGAATAAGCCAGTTGCTCCAGCGCATCTAGTCTTCATTGGTATCGTTACTCGCGTCAGCGCTACTGTTGGTGAAATCTTTGTTCGCCCGCAAAATGGTTTTGAAATTGATGAACTGCATGATGTACTGATCGCTAACAAGACCGACGGTCAAGTACTTACTTACGAGGCATCGAGCGGTCTCTGGAAAAACAAATCTGTATCAGGTGAATCATTTCACCCATTCCTACTAATGGGAGCATAACCAATGGCTAATACTTACAAGATTCTTGGGCAAAATAGATACGCAGCGGGCAGTAGTACTACATACGAAACTGCATATACTGTGCCGACTTCAACTAGCGCTGTTATCTCAACCATCGCTTTGTGCAATACGACACCATCGGCTTATACAGTTCGCCTTTGTGTAGTTCCTTCTGGCGGAACTCCAAGCGCTAACAATGCGCTTATGTATGACACGTCAATCCCCGCAAACACTATTGTACCGTTGACTATTGGTATAACACTTGCTACTGGTGATTCAATTCGACTTGCATCACCCATGTCGGGCTGGATAACTACGCATGTATTTGGTTCGGAGATTGCATAATGGCAATTAGTCAATTCCCTGCAGCTAGTAGCTCTAGTAAGACGCAGAAAATTCTAGTATTTACTTCCTCGCAATCTTGGACTACTCCAGTTGGAATTACCGATTATGAATACACCATTGCTGCTGGCGGTGGCGGTGGCGGCTCTGGAACTCAAGCTGGTGGAGGTGCTGGCTCTGTCTCTTATGGAACAGTTACTTTAACTGCTGGTTTCACTTACACAATTACCATTGGTGGTGGCGGAAATGGAGGAGCTCAAGGTACAAATAGCGTTGGCTCTGATGGAAGCATCAGTGGAATTTATCATCCCGGACTTGCTAGTTGGGTAGTAAATGCACTAGGAGGCGCTGGCGCAGCTACTGCTGGAGCAGTTGGAAAGGGATATGGAGGGAGTGGTGGAGGTACTTGGACGTCTAGTATCTCCTCGCCCGGTGTATACACCTGCGTAAATGGTGGTGTGGGGTTTATGGGTATTGGCGGCGGAGGCGGAGCAGGATTAGCAGGAACTGGTAACTGTGTCCCTGCTGTTGGTCAGCATGGTGGTGGTAGAAGTGGTGGAAACAGTACTACTGGGGCTGCTGCTATTGCCAACACTGGTGGTGGCGGTGGTGGCGGTGGCTACAATGGAACCTACTGGGCAGGTGGAGCGGGCGGTTCTGGAGTAGTAATTATTAAGTATTGGGCGTAAAAATGGCACACTTTGCAAACATTGAAAATGGCGTAGTGACTCAAGTTGTCGTAGTTGACAACGAGCATGAGGCATACGGTGAGAAATATTTGAACGACCTTGGCCTCGCTGGTCAGTGGATTCAGACATCATACAACAATAATTTCCGTGGCAAGTACGCTGCGATTGGCGATTCATACGACGTAGAGTTAGATGAGTTTATCTCGCCACCAGTTGTAGAAGAACTACCAGTAGAGGAATAAAATGCCTACCGTACCAGACATTTACCCACCCGACTACAGCACTGCAGTCGGACAGGTCCGTCTGCTAATCCCAGATGTTGAGCAGTTGGTCGATCCGGCCAATCCGCTCGGCTCTGGCGAGTACCTATTTAACGATGCACAGATTCAAGCATTCGTTTCAATGTACTCCGACAACATTAAGCGAGCAGCCGCTCAGGCCAAGCTAGTTCTTGCAACTAGCGAGGCACTGATCAATAAGGTGATCCGCACTACTGACTATACTACTGATGGCGCAAAGCTTGGTGCCGAACTTCGAGCTCAGGCAAAGATGCTGCAGGATGAAGCCGCTCAGGACGACGCTCTTGACTCAGCTGACAGCTTCCTAGTCGTTGGATATACTACTAAGTGGGATAACTCTTGGCTCTAAACTCTCGCGGATCAATTGATCCTCGCTGGCTAACCCATAACCGATCAGTCGGTTATGGGCTTCAGCTTGCTCAAGTTGAAATTTACAATCCAGACAGCACTGGACAGACTTACGATCCAGTTACTAACACCTGGACCGGCGATAAGCTGATCAGCTACACTGGACCAGCCCGTATGCAACAGATTGGAAACGCAGGCGATGCAGGAGACACCTACAATCCAACGCTATTCCAGAACGTTCGTGTTGAGATTCCGTTTGGCAAGAACACGCTCGCTGGAAGCAATGGAATCGTTCCAGACATTCGCCCGAACGATCGACTTATCGTCACTGCGTCACCATATAACGATGTTTTGACTAAGTTTGTATTCAGCGTTGTTGGCGTTATCAACTCAAGCAATGCCTGGGAGCGCACCCTTCTGTGCAGAGTTGACACTGAATTGGATCCAACGAATAGCTAATGACTAGAAGGAATGTTCCTGGCGTTCGTCGCATTAGGCGCGGAGAGAGAAACCCTAGTAGGGCTCATAGGGCTGGAACTAGACGCGCTAGCACTAATCGCTCGCAGACGGGCGAGGGTTACTCGACTAATCGTGGCGACTCACGCACTCACTTTGAGATCTCAATCGAGCATGGTGACTGGGGCAATACAGTTGCGGCGGCAAAGCGTATCATTGATCAGAACCTAGGTAATGTTCAGAAGTTCTTCAGCAGTCTGGAATCTGAAAGACTTCAGGTTCCTCGCGGCAATTTTGGTGAATCTATTACAATGTCTTTTAAGAGCAAAGAAAAGAAGAACATTGATAAAGCTACTATCGATCCATTCCTAGCTCTCCAGCATTTTCCGATCAATGCTGCTCGCGAGCTGCTAAATGATATTGGTACAATCGGCATCAGTGAGATCCAGCATGGAATCCGTAATCCTGAAGGCCGCCCACGAAGTGCTCGATACGATACTGGCCTCATGTATAACAGCGTTGACCAACGTATCCGATATAATCAAAACAGCACTACTGTGCAAGTTGGCTGGAACAGAACGTTCCGCAAATACTTTGACTACCAAGAGCGAGGAACGTTCCTTGTTGGTCCTATGAACGCCATTCAAGGCGGATACCGTAGAACGCTGCCAAAGGCATACAACCTTATGTCACGTTATTTTGCAAACTACTCGAAGAAGACTGGCTTCTCAGGAAGGTATGACAAGTGAGCCTAGACCTACTAGCTGTGCATGATCAGATAACGGCAAAGCTCCGTGAGCTGCCACAGGATGTATACGAGACTACCGCACCGGATGATAGCAAGCTACGCTTTGACGGATCTGGAAACGTGCTACCATACATCGTTATCACCTACACTGACATGTACGAGAACACTGACTCGAATGGTATTCTAAGCACTCGCTATGATACTAAGGTTTCGTATGCAGATGTTATCTGCGTTGGCCCAACTGAGCGATCAGCTCGACAGGTGTCCAATATAGTCCGAGATAAACTTCTTGGCTTTGTTCCTAGCGATGCTGGTGAACTTAGGCTAGAAGGCGGCACAGCATATGCCGCCAAAGATAACAAGCCAAACCGTTATTCTGCTGAGATCTCATTCGCGTTCCCAGTTAACACTGTATGGTAAAATAGAAGGTAAATGGAAGGATTCTGATGGCTCTCGCTAAGAATACCAAGACCGGTGAAACGGTCACCGTTCCAGCGCACTATCTGGGACACCCAGTTTTGGGCAAGAACCTCGTTGCTATTGGCACTGAGGCTCCGGCTGCACCAAAGAAAGAAAAGAAAAAGGAGCAGCCAGCTCCGGAGGTTGAGCTAGTAGTAGCTGAACCAGAACCAATCATCAACGAAAATGAGGAACTAGAAGATGGCAACTAAGCTGCTTCGACCTAATGTTGGTATCTACGTTGCTGCTGCAGACGCTTTTGCAAACTGGGCAGCTCCGACTCTCACTGAGATCACCAATGCCACCAAGGTCTTTAACATTTCACAGGCTGTAACCGATGCTTACACCCTGAACATGACCGACTCAGACGTTGACAACTCGCTCGCGATTGTTGACAACGCTTCGGTTTCGACCCCAACCATGTACAACTATGAGGCCTCGCTTGACGGCTTCCGTGACGCTAACCCAGCAGCTGACTCAGCTTACAATCTGTTCTACAGCAAGTTTGCAGCAGCTCCAGTTGGTACCAAGTACTTCCTGATCAAGCGTATCGGCAAGTCACACGATGCAGCCTTCGCTGCTGGTGACCTTGTTAGCGTTTACGGCGTTACCACCGACTTCCCAGTTGACATTGTTGCCGATGGCGCAATGATCATGACCGGTGCTCGCTTCCTCACTACTGGTCAGGTTGCAGTTAACGTTGCAGTAGCAGCTGGTACTGCTGGTGCGGGCCCGCTCACTAAGGCAACTGTTGGCACTAAGATCCAGTCGAACGGCAACCTTGCTGTGTATTGGGTTCCAAAGGCTGATATTGTTGACGAGGCTGCATTCCTTGCAACCCCTTACGACGTGCAGATCACTGGCGGCGTTAACCTGACCGATGCAATCGCATGGGATGGTTACGAGCTCGGTGCAGCTGAGTCGAACAAGGTCGACGACAAGGGTATCGCTGACGCATCGAACGCACAGAACCGCGGCTTTGCCCAGTTCACTGGCTCGCTTACCTTCTTCCGTGGTATTACCTCGGAGGCTGGCACTGCTTACGCTAACGCATTTGACACCTTCAAGGCTGCAACTGACGTTCGCCCAGAAGGCTTCCTCGTATCTCGTATCGGTGCAGGTGCTGGTGCAGTTACTGCAGCTGACGTAGTTTCGATCTTCAAGTTCGTAGCTGACGCAGCTAGCGACAACACTGAAGGTGAAGACTCGGTTAAGTTCACCGTCAAGTTCCAGCCACAGGGACAGATGGCAATCAACAAGACTGTGTTGCTTGACTAATTAAAAGCTGGTCGGGGGAGGGTTTGCGCCCGTTGCTCTCCCCCGACCTTAAACACTCAATGGGCGATTTTCCATCGGAAGGCGCAATCAAATGGATGAAATCGATAACGTAATTAGCCTCGTTGAGGCCGCACAAAAAAAGGGAACCTTTAGCCTCGCAGATGCGATTCAGGGTAAGGCGAACCCAAAGGATGATGTTGAGGTATACCTCGACGCAGAGACAGCTTATGAGCTGATCAAGCTTAATGAAGAACTTATTGGTCAGCCAGATCCAGAGCTAGCCGACAAACTTAAGGCAGAAGCCGACAAGCTGGCAGAGAAGATCCAGCAGTCAAAGGTGATCTTCCACATGCGTGGAATTGATCAGCGCGAGACTGAGCTCATTGAGAAGCGTGTTCGTGCAAAGTTTGAAGATATTGACGATGAAGAAGAAGTCATGGTCAGCTACTTGTGCGAACTTGTAGCAGCCAACATCGTTAGTGTTGAGGATGCAGACGGCAACCTAGACGAGCATGTGTACACTGGCCGAGAGATCGCCAACGTTCGCAACGTAATGCCAGTTGAGTCATGGAACAAGATTGTCCAGACCATGCAGGGACTAACTCTAGCTACCGGTTACTTCAAGGGGCTGACTGACGCAGGTTTTTTACCGAAGTCCTAACTTGGGAATATAACCGCGCCTACATAACTAAAATTCGTGCAGCATTGAAGGCCGGCATTCGTCCGGTCTCAATGCTGTTTCACGAGCAGCCGACTGATCCATGGAATGAATTTGACTTCCTACTGGTCGAGGCAATGCAGATCTTGGAAGATGAAACCTGTTCAGACTGCGGTAACCCGATCTGGATCTGTCGCAATGAAGACGCATCCAATGTTGGGTTTAAAATTAAGGTTTCAACTTGCTTTGCTAAGGCTGAACTAGATCGCTGGAGTGAATCAAACAAGAAGCGCAAGAAGGAACTTGGCCCTGGCGAAGCTCCTTATATCGTTGCATACACATACGACGGAAGCGATATGCCAACACGCATGTCATTCTATGAGGGCCTATCCGATAAGATAGAATAGTATAAAGTTTCTACGATACGGCGGTTTGCTTTGGCTACTAACATCCTGAACCTTGAAGCTCGACTTCAATTTTCTGCAGGCAATCTAAAGAAAGAGGTCACCAAGTCTAAGGGTGACCTCGATTCTTTGCGTAAAGCCCTGACTGATACTGCAAAGAGCATTGGAACCAGTGCCGCTGCAAACAGTAGCAAGAATATCCAGAATGTTCGTGCTGAGATTACTCGCATGATCAAGGAGATTGATCGCCTTAAAGCTGCCGGCAACAAGAATCTATCAGAAGCTACTCCACTCCGGCGCTCAAGCGTATATGGTGGAGCGGCTGCTATTAGTAAGAACCTGAACAAGGGCCTCAACCTTAACGCCGCTGGTATCGACAAGGATATTGCTAAGAAGGCTGCTGAAGAGCAGAAGCTCTACAATATGCAGCTTACTGATGCTCGCGAGAAAGCTCGTAATGCTGGCACCGAGCTTGAGCGTCTATTCTACATTATGCACCGAGGTAATGGTGAAGTTGTTGACTTCTCGCAACACGCTATCAGCCTTCGTTATGCGCTTTACGATCTATCAGCTGTATCACGCAATGTTGGAACTAACTTCCTACAGTTTGCCACCGCAATGGTTATGGCTGGCGCAAAGCAGGAGAGCGCATTCACTCAGGTCGAAAAGACTCTTGAGGGCGTAGATGCCAATGGTGTGCAAAAACTTAAAGATGGCCTAATTAAGCTATCGCAGACTATCCCAGTTGCCTTCGCTGATGTATCAAACATTGCCATGCTTGGTTCGCAGCTTAACGTTGCACAGGATCAATTGATTGGCTTTACCGATACGGTAGCTAAATTCTCAACGCTGTCTGGAATGTCGGCTGAGGAATCAGCTATGGGCTTTGGTAAGATAGCTAACGTTCTTGGACTTGTAGACGCACAGGGTAAGATCAGCGGTGACGCCATGAAGTACCTTGGTTCTGCAATTGTTGCAGTTGGTTATAACGCAGCAGCCACTGAATCACAGATCATTGCTACCGCTAAGCAGATCGGCGCAATCTCTACCGCTGCTGGTATTAGCGCTACTGATACTATCGCTCTTTCTAGCGCACTGGCTTCGCTTGCAATCGCCCCAGAAGAAGCTCGCGGCGTTACTGTGCAGCTCTTTAGCGAGATTAACAAGGCAGCCAATTCACTATACAAGGGCCTTGACTCTGGCAGTGAGCGACTTCGCGTATTTGCTGAAGTTGCTGGCATGTCGCAAAAAGAATTTGCTGCGGCTTGGAAAGACAAGTCTTCGCAGAATTACTTCCGTACTATTGGCGAAGGTGCTAATGCTAGCAAAATTGCCATGAATGGTGCCACCTACGCTTTTGAGGAATTCATTGCTGGTCTAGGCAAGGGCTATGACGTTCAGGACGTCCTTAAGAAGATTGGCCTTGATGGCGTTCGCACTAGTAAGGGCATTACTGCGCTTGCAGGTGGCTTTGCTGGACTACAGCAGCAAATTGATATTGCTCGCCAGAACGGTCTTGAGGGAACCTTCCTTGATAAAGCGTATGGCGTTATCGCAGATGATATTAATTCAAAGTTGACCAAGATTAAGAACAGCTTTGAAGCACTCATGGCTGTTGGCACCGATAATTCGCCAATGAAAAATATTCTTGGTGGACTTCTTGATGTCATTAATGCGCTACTAATTGGATTGCAGAAATTTAGCTCCAATGGTTTTGGGTCAGCAATGACGGCTATCGCTGTATCATTGGCTGCAATTATTGGTGCTATCGGTGTGCTTGGATCGATGCTGCTTGTTGGAGCCGGATCGATGCTAGCGATGCGTACTGCATTTGCTAATGCGGCACAGGCTGGTGTTTCATTCAATGGCACTTTGATGCGTATCATTGCGACCATGCTTGGCTTTAATAAAACGCAGATCGACACAATTGTGTCAGCGCAGGCTGCTAAGATTGCTGCCGAAAAGGAGGCAGCAGCACTTGCTGCCGTTGGCGTCAGTGGCGAGGTTGCATCTACCGGAATTAAGGCGGCTACTGTAGCTACCAAGGCATTCAAAACAGTGATCGCTAGCAGCCTTATTGGAATTGCGCTATATGCAATCCTTGCAATCGCTGAAGGCTTCATGAGTGTTGATGATGCTGCCACTAGTGCTGCCAATGGTGGACTCAATGGAGCCCAGCAGGCAATGAAGGATGCTAGCAAGGAAGCATCTACCCTAAAATCAGAGCTGCAAGACCTATTTGATGCTTATACTGTTGGCGCAACTAACTCACGCAAATTAGATAATGCACTTTACTCAACTGGTCGCGCGGCTAAGGATGTTGCTGGTCAGTTTGGTGTAAACTCGCAAGCTGTCCGTGACTATGAGGAAACTGTTAGTGGAGTTATCTCTGCAGCTGTCGCCATGTATGGTGACAATACCTCTAACCTAAAGGCGTACCTGATCCAGTATCTGGCATTTATCCAGAAGACTGGTATTGCTACTCAGGGTGCAATTGACATGCTTAATGGCATTATCAATGGTGCACTTCAGGGTGTCAATGCTTCATCGCTAAAGGTGCCATTCGAGCAGATCACTGCTGGCATGAAAGATACTGGAGCAGCGGCTCGCGGTGCGGCTGTCGACGTTAAGACTCTCCTCGAGGTTGTGCAACAAGCGCTCAAGAGCATGAATAATGCTTCAGCTATGTATGCAGCACTTCGCGACCTTGGCGATTCAATCAAGGGTGTTGGCAAGAGCTTTAGCACCATGACCAATGAAGGTTCAGCTGCATTTGATTCGCTCAACTCTTCGATTGAGCAGATTGTAACTAACGCTAATGAGAATCCGCAAAAGGCAGCCAACCAACTCGGAGCGCTCCGTAAGGCACTCTGGCAGGTTGGCGTGACCTCACGCTCGGCTTACATCATGATTGATAAGGCCATCTCTGCGACTGGCAAGAAGGCTAAAGTTTCCGCCAAGGATGTAACTACTTACTTCAAGCAGCTAGCTGCTGGACTTACCGGATCAACTCAAGATCAAGCTCGTACTATCAATGACTGGGCTGATGAAGTTGCCGGTGTGATTAAGGATGCACTTGACATCCGTTTCCGCAGCGGAACTGCACAGGACGCAATCACCAGCGGATGGCGTAGCATGGCTGATGCAGCTCGCGATGCCGCTGATGCCATTGACTCGGCAAAGCAATCACTTGACGAGATTAATGCCAATAAGAACGTGCTCCAGTACCAGCTTGGAATTGCAATTAAGTATGGTGATACTCTTCGTGCAAATCTGCTTCAATCACAGATTAACAAAGCTAACTCGGATGCTGCAAAGGCGGCTAAGGATCTAGCTGACGCACAAGCCAAGCAGAGCACCTCGCTAACTGACAACTCAGATGCAGCGATCCGCAATCGTGGTGCGATGCTAGAGATGGTCGGAAAGTATCAGGCGTACTTGGTGACCCTCGCTAAGACTACTACTGATCAGGCTAAGCTTAAGGCTGAAGCTGAGAAGCTCCGTGGTGAATTTGAGTCACAGGCTAAGGCACTTGGCTTCCTACCGGGAGACATTAAGGAATATGCGGACTCGATCAGTGGCGACTTTGTAACTGCTATTAATGAGATACCAACTAATATCACCCTAAAAATGACTGGTGATACTGCTATTATTCAGGCGCTAAAGAATTTTGCGATTAAGGCAAATGCAACTCTAGCAACCATTAAGACTACTATCACCCCAACTGTTACTCCAGTTTCTGGATCGGCTGCGCAGACCGGCGCAAAGGCTACTACGGTATTTAGTGGTGGAACTAGCACTGGTGGAGCTCCGATTACTCCAAATGGGGGAATGCCATCGACGGCAACTCCGAATAATACTGGATCAATTGATCTCGGTAATGGAATGATCTTGTCGCCGTCTCTATATGCTCGCAAGTCGATGCTCCGTGATGATCCAAGCACTCCTGAGCTAGATCCTAACTGGGTAGCAATCTCTGATAACACTATCAAGATCAGCCGCAGTGGACGACCAATTCCAAGTTCGGCAGCCCAGACTACTCTTACTGCCCGTGAAACTGCACTGAATAACGAGATGGCTAAGTGGCTGTCATATACTCCAGCGCAGAAGAAGCAGCAGAAGGCTGGACATGATGCTAACGTCAAGATGTTGTATGACTCAATCAAGAGTTATTACGCAACCTACGGTTATGGATATGCAACTGGTGGCTATGTAAGCGGTCCGGGAACTGGAACTAGCGACTCGATCAATGCTCGTTTGAGCAATGGTGAGTTTGTTATGAAGGCTGCTGCTGTGCGAACCTATGGCGCAGACTTCATGAACGCCCTTAACCAGATGCAGTTGGCTCGACCAAGCTACCAAGGCGGCTCAACAGCAGCCGGATCCGGCTCGACCATGGTATACTTGAGTCCAGAAGATCGGGCGCTTTTGCGAGCAGCCATTGACCGTCCAGTGAACCTTTACACTGAGACCACTAAGATTGCACAATCAGCCAATGAAGGCAATATTGTGCTCGCACGAAGGGGCATGAAGTAATGGCAGGCACTGTCTACTTTGGTAATAAGGATACGCAAGCATGGATTAAAGCCCCTGCTTCGGGCATGAAGGCCTCAAGCGTCAGTTGGTCAGCAGAGACCCAGCTCCTCAATGGAAGGGCTTCTGTGCGCCGCTCAGGGGCTTCTCACCGCAGGTTTGAACCTAGCTGGCGTGGATCAATGAATAGTGCTGATGATGCTTCGCTGCAGAAGATCCGTAACTTTGCTATCGGCCTGTATGGCAATGGCCCATTCTACTTCTTGGACCCATTCGCCCTGAACCAGAACATCCTACCCGAGCACTGGTCTGCACCGATGCTTGGTGATAAAGACTGGCCGCAGCTGGATGATGACGTCACTGTGACTTATCACAGCGCGACCGTTGCCAACGACTATCCTTCAAGCTATGCCAAATTTTCAATCACCACTGATCTTTATGAGTCGCAGAAGCGACAGATTGTAATCATCCCTGAAGGATATAAGCTTCACTTCGGCTGGCATGGCCCAGCTGCTAGTGGCAGCCTAGGTGTCCGCATTGTGCCACATCTCCGCTCAACTGGAGAAGCTGCAACTGCGATCAATCCGACTAGGCTAAATGCAGGAGGAACTCGACGTACCAATGTTTCCGTAAATGGAAATACCTACTCCTACGTCGAGATTTTCCTTGCACTTGATGAGTTTGCAGATGTTGATATTACCGCAATGATTGCACAGGTTCTCCCTGAAGATCAGGTTCCGGAAACCGGCGGCTTTATCGTTGGCAAGGGAACTAGTGGACTAGAATTCCTAAGCGCTCCTGATATTGACTACTATTCTTCGGAGATTAATGACGGTCAGATTGGAATGGCAGCAGTCTGGGTAGAGGTATAAATGACTTATAAGATCACATTCAATAGCGGATCGGGCTCAATCCAGCCTGATTCGCTTAGTGAGTTTTCCTACTCGGAGAGCGTTCCACCGCTAGAGCCATCTGATAGTTCTGGCGGAATCTCGCAGCTTACCATGACCGCTGGATTAGTTGACGAGTTTAAGAACTCTACTACTAACCGATTTATGGATAGCCGCCTCCTGATTAATAATGAAGTAACTGTAACTGATCAGCTTAACGGCTCACTCAGTGCAACCGTTAACAAGGTATCGATCGCTGGAGGCAATGTATCGATCACTGCTGACACTGCTATGGGTCGCCTAAATAAAGTGGTAAGCGCACCACCTGTGCATGGTCATCTGATTGATGCTATTAATCAGTATTGCGATCTTGCTAACGTATCAGCCGTGGTAGATGGCTACATCTTGTCTGATGTAGAGAGTCTAGTAGTTAACATCCCGGCGTGGACTGGCAACCTATGGGATCAGATGAAGCTGCTGTGCTCATCCATCACGGTTAATGGATACAGTATTGAAGTGATTGCTAACTTCGATGGAATGTACTTCCGCAAAGCTATTGATGGCTCTACCTCTAAGCTAGACAGCCGCATGTCTGACTACACTTTGTCGATCGATTCATTCGATGCTGCTCAGACTATCTCTGTGCCAATTACGCACTCATGGTATGGTGTTGACCAGCCGGTATATGAGGCCTCAAGCTACGACCCAACTACTCCAGTTAAGGAACGTTTCCTAGCTAGCGTCACTGACTCGATGCAGGTTGAAGCTGGGGCCACTGTAACCAAGCGTTTCCAAGTAAATGCCACACTCACTAGTGTGCAACAACCGGTATGCGTTAGCACTATTACTCGTACTCCGCCTGCACCATATGCTGGCTCTACTGGCGAGTATGTGATCGTTGGTAGCGATAACCTGCCGATCAAGCCAGCACAATGGATTGGCCTCGGTGGATCGCTTAGCGTGACTCTGACTGAGAATCCTGGCGAGCTTGAGCTTACCGTAACTGCACCACCACTTAGCGAACTTGAGCGCGAGTCTGGTGGCAATGGTCTTGCTCCATATTCGATTGGTGTCGAGTCTTCAGGTGATGCTGACTACCCTGCACTTTGGATCGTAGGTACTGGTGTATTCTATTACACAGAGCAGAGAACCATCCCAACTGGTTCAGGTAGCTTTGACTCAAAAGATTCAAGCACTGGAGTAACCTCTCCATTTATTATGTCTGAGGATAGCTTTTGGAGCAAGGCTGCGCTATCTGCACAGAAGGCATGTGGACCACTGATTGAGATGAATATCACCGCTCCGGGCGATATTCCATTTGGTCAGGCGATCGGCTCGGTAATCGAGCGCAACTTTAACCGCTATCGAATTGTATCGGCAAATTACGGACCAGCTGAAGTATCCATGACTGCAACCCCTTGTGCAACATTCAGCAACTTTAACGCTGTGAACACTGGCGACTTTGCATCGTTCACCAGCTTAGCTGGAGAGCCAGATGCTCCGAATGTGCCGCAGGCATTGCAATTCAACGAATTTACAGTAGTACCATTGATGAAGGGCTAACATGGTATACCCAAATAACAATCTACCAACTGCATCGCAGCCATGGGGCAAGGCAATCCAGCGTGATCTGGAGGCCTTGCAGTCCAAGGTTGCTAGCAATGAGGTAAACAACAAGGCTCGCGATGAGCAGTTGAATGCTGCCCAGCAGCGTCTAGCGGCTCAAGTAACCTCAATCTCAGAGCTAGCTAGCCAAGCTGTCACCACTGCAAACTCGGCTGCTAGTGCGGCTGCTAATGCGCAGGCCAGTCTAGTCCTGGCGAATGAGGCAATTACCCAGATCCAGTACATTCTTGGAATTCTGCAGAAGCCAGCCCCACCAACTACTAGCAACAGCGGGTCATGGACTATTGGTGGCCCTTCTGGATCGTTTGGAAGCACTCAGGTTCTTGCTGTAACTGTTAGCAATCCGGGATCGTACACCAATGCAGATATCTCTGCTAGTGTTATCTTCCACGCAACTGCTGAAGTTACTGCACAGGCTACATCTGGTGCATTCTACCTGACTGATGGTGTTACCGCAAATAGCAGCACGTCATGGGCTATGCCTACTGGATCTGGCAGCTATCCAAAGACCAATAGTTACTCGCAGTCATACACTAAGAGCTACACTACCGGCAGCTCAAAAACGTTGTATTTGTATGTTAATTCAAGTGCTCTCCCTAGCGAGTATGCAACGCTGGATGCAACGATCAATCTATCGGCAACTTGGTCATAACCAGATACAATAGTAAAGAGGTTTAACATGGCAACTACCACCAACCGAGGGGTCTATCACCCCACTTCTACCGACTCGATTGCACCGCTCGAGACGCACTTTGCGCTACTCGCATCTTCGGTAAGCGATCGCCTAGCAATGTCGGGTCGTAAGGCATTTACTGGACCAGCTGCAACTGCTGGCACCGTAGCTGTGTCGGTTACGTTTGATACTCCATACACTTCAATCCCGCTGATCAATGCATCAGTTGAGGGAACTTCAGTATCAAGTCCATATGTAGCTACGATCCATAGCGTTACTACGACTGGTTTCAGTGCCGTTGTATATCGTGTCGCTGGCAGCACTGCCGAGAATCTATATCTAAACTGGATCACGGTGGGAGCGTAATATGACTTGGGTAATGCCTCTTAAGGGTAAGTTTAATCGTGGTCCAGCATTCGGTGTAGTCGACGACTGGCACCCAAATGGCCACCGTGGCTGTGACTATAATGGTTTCAAGGCTGGCACCCCACTGCTGGCCGTTAACGATGGCGTGATCGCCCTCGTCAAGGAAAGCGCTATCTTGGGCAACATTGTTGTGCTTCAGGTTGGCAAGCACTTCTTTGGCTACTGCCACATGCAGCTGCCTTGTGCGCTTAAAGTGGGGACTAAAGTAAAGTCGGGTCAGGTTATCGGTTTTGCCGGAACAACTGGATCTGCATCATCGGGCGTTCATCTTCACCTTACGCTTTCACTCAATGTGAATGGCGTATTCGGTGGTAAAGTATATGACGCTGACGGCTTCCTTAAGAAGGTAATTGCCGCTCAGCTCGCAAGAGCAAAGGCAGCTAAGCAATGAAAAAGCTTAAGGAACTACTGACTCGATCAGTAGGTGTAATTATGTTTGCGGCTATTCCCGGAATGGCTACTGGCGCAGCAACTGGCATTGGCCCGCTGCTTGGTGCGCTTAATGGTGTAGCTACCGTATTCTCGTCGATCATTATCTTCTTCGGTGTGCAGTTGGCATGGGATGCAAATGTATCACAAGAAGACATTGAGAAGGGCTTCCGAGCTGCAGTTGCCAAGCAGGCAGCTGACAACAAGGATGTAGCTGGAGCAGTTGAAACTTCGGCTAAGAAGACTCTAGAGATCGAAGACGTATTTGGCGATCTTGAAGAGTTGTTTGACGGGGACGATCTGCGCTAATGCCGGACGACTACACTGAAGTATTAGTAGCTATTGGGCGCATTGAAGAAGGGGTACGCTTCTTGCGTGAGGGAATGGAGCGCTTGGAGCAAAACCAGAACGCTCAAAAAGAAGAAATTAACGATGTCAAGAAAGACATTCGTGAGCTTGAAATGGATGTGCGTGAGCTCAAGACTCAGCGCACCTCGGCTAAGGGCAGTGTTGCCCTAGCATTGTCGATCATCTCAGTTGCGGCAATGGTTGTAGGCCTCCTACTAATGTAGGTTGGAAGTAACCCGACAAGACAAAAGGACCAGCCCGAGGTGAGCTGGTCCTTTTGCTTTATTTAATTTTCGAGTCGTTTGATCTCGTCTTCGATATACCAGATTGCCTTACGCAGATCTTGGATATCAGAGTTGCCGTCTTTTAGTCCAGCTCTCCAGAGATACTTAATCGCATTGCCAATTGCGAAGTTTCTATGTCGCACAATGGTAATGCACTCCACTCCACTTGGATCGCTAGTGTAATGCGGTGGGTGATTTACTGCATCTGTCATTATGGTGCAACCCTTCGGTTCTTTACGAATGACGCATGAGTAGCTGGCATCCAGCCTGAGAAGATTGCTTCCATCTTTTCGGCAACCATCTCGATCTCGCGCTGCGGGAACGAAGGGAATGCACTGTTATCGTCCTTGGTGCGAAGGCTCAAGAAGTTCATCAGCGATCGTGCGTTCATTGTTACATACATCGATGAATAGATATTAACTGGCAGCACAACACGAGCAACCTCACGTGCAATGCCAGCTGCTAACATACTCTCGTAGCGATTATATGCTTCCTTTGACGCGCTGATGATTGACTCAACAACTAGGTCGTGTTGCTCTTCTGTGCCCGGAATGAACTCATAAGCTCCCGGCTTGCCAATCTGAATCAGATTACGCTTACCGCCTGGAACGTAGAAAACAGGCTCTAGCTCCTTGTATCGGCCGCTCTCCTCATTATATGAGGCCATGCGGTGACGCATGAACTCGCGGAACACGAAGATTGGCGCTTCAATGCGGAACGTAAACACGGCGTGTTCAAATGGGCTGCCATGTCGGTCGCGCATTAGATAGTTAATGAGCCCAGCGTCACGATCTTTATTGTCACTAGCACCAGTAGAAACTCGAGCCGCCTTGACGATGATATCGTCAGAAGCCATAGCATCAATAAGATCAACTGTAACATCGGTCCTGTACTTCACTATACTCCCGTCGATCCAAAGCCGCCGCCTCCACGCTCAGTTGCATCTAGTGAATTAACCTCGTTGAATTCCGCAACAACGTGTCGTACAAATACCAGCTGAGCAATACGGTCGCCCGGTTTAATCGGGAACCAGTCTTCGCTTGCATTGTGCAAGATAACGCCGATCTCTCCACGGTATCCAGAGTCGATGATTCCCGGTGCGTTAAGCACGAAGATACTATTCTTCAGCGATAGCCCTGATCGTGAACAGACCATACCGACCATGCTCTCTGGAATTGCAATTGACGTTCCAGTCTTTACAAGCCTTGTCTGTCCCGGAGTAAGCGTTAGCTCCTCGGTTGAGACCAGATCAGCCCCTGCGTCACCAATCTGTGCATATGCTGGCACATTCCCAATCACATTAATCTTTGCCATGTTCCTCCTAATACTTCTTCTTGCCAGAACCAGTCATAACCCATAGGGTTACATCTGGAACCAGCTCTTTGATCTTCGCTAGAATAGCACGATTGTTATCAGTGAAGTCAGTGATGTTATTACGCTTAATAACCCCAGCCTTCTTCTCTGCAACTTGAGCTTCTGATCCACTGACAAATACTACTCGCTGGCAGTTTGGAAAATTGTCATTAACCATTGCGCTAATGGCACTATGCACAGCTGGGATATCTGGCTGAGCAGTGATAATAATAAAGTTGCCAGTCGGTCGATGAATGACCTTTGCTTCCTTAATGTTGGCTACCATTTGTGCAGTATTGTAGACTGAGTAATCGATCTTTACGAGTGTGTCAACTAGATCGTAGGCCTGCATTATTTAGCCTTCTTGTCGCCCGGCCAAGTGCCGCCCGGATCCATCTTCTGAGCAATTGAGATGGCAACCATCTGTGCAATCGCTGCCTGCTTGTTTGGGTGACAGCCATGAATCTTCTTATCCGAACTGATCACAGCCCAGCGGCCTTTGCAGTCTTTTTGTGTCTTGCTAATGTAATACGGCATTACTCCTCCTTCTTGTTTCTATCGGTCCGGTAGAAACCTGAACCCTTAAATGTCACTGCGCCAAAGTTATACTTGCGAGTCATTGCCTTTTTACAATCTTCACAAGCCGGTTCAGTAACTGTATCCTTAATGTTTGCGACGATTAACAGCTTGGTTTTGCAATCCTTACATTCATAATCATACGTCGGAATCTTCTTCACCACCGATCTCATCTGCTGGGAATTCGTAGTTATCGAATTCATCCAATGCTTTACATCTGATGCAGTCTACCACATTGCATGGATTATCGCAATGGATACAGGTATATTCATCTCGATCAATCTTCTTAAATGATGGAGCGTCACAGGCACACACTAGATGGACAATAACATTCGCGTCCATCTCTTCGCTGTACATATGCAACACATGCTCCTTATAACCCGCTGGAACAACAAGTGGAGGGAGCTCTTTTAACAAGCCCACCTCCACATAATTGCGCTTAAACAGCCGAGCGAAGAGCGACGTTAGATACCGCAGTACCGCCACGCGTCCACTTCCCACAGTTCTTGCACTGGTAACGCTGGTATTTAGCTACGGTAGTATAGCTAAAGCCACGTCGCTCCATGTTAGTTGATGCACAGTTGGGGCAGCCATCCAGAACATCGTCGTGCAGTGCTCGGTTCGGATGGTTCTTGATCCAAGGCAGTAGCTTATCATAAAGGTCGATCAGCAGGTCTACGTCATGAATCTGATACTTCTTCATTTCCGCCCACGCTTTGTTGTCTCCTGCCATGCAAGCGACCCATAGATCAAAACCCGAGTGCTTAACTTTAGAACCAACTCCAAGCTTTTGCGCCACATAATCGAGTTTGTTTGACGGGAACTTAAACTGTGAACGCACAACACGCATGAGATCAAGCTCTTTGTACGGTGACGGTGGGGTGTAGCCGTTCTCAAGGAGCTCTCGCTTAATGTGCTTAGAGTCAAAGCTTTGGCTATTCCAGCCCACAAGTACATCAGCCTCATTAACAAGTTCCCAAAGCGTATCAAGCATCGCTTCTTTGCCGTCATGGTGTACAGACTTGAAGGTAACTTTCTTTTCACCATTCCACCTTGCTCCGAAGCAGATCACTTCGGTTGACTTTACCATTTGGTTGATAGATACATTCTGGTTGAACAATCCCCAAACATATGCCATGTTCGGGCTTGTCTCCAGATCCAAGAATAGAATCTTCATATTACTCCTTCCACCCGGCTTCTAGCGTGGGCTTGTGCTTTTTGTTGCGGAGGTAGATAACACCATGACGAACAGCATCCATTGCATGTCCTCGGCTCGGTGTATATAGACCCATCTTCTTAAGGCGCTCATCGTCGCATAGAGGCTTCATTGACGGTTCCTGATAGATAATATCATCGGACTCGTGTAAGGCCTCTAGTGCCCCGATTATGTACGTTGGCGACAGGTCTACGCCGTAGACTCCTTCGCGGAGAGTGAATGACTCGCAGATGATCTCACTATAGAGCCAGTCTTGCAACTGATCCCAGTGAAAATTTAGGAAGCCCTGCAGGCCGCCTTCGATCTGCTTGTGCCAAATAATACTTGGCGCAGTTTCTTCATCATACTCTAGAAGGGCAACACCAGTTGTGCCACCCGGATCGAGGCATAGCAGTCTAGACTTCCACACCGTAGGCCTCCTTCAGGATTCGTAGATACTGATAGCACTGCTTTGCCAGCTTGTCAGTAGCTCCAGACTCATAGCGATCGCAGTGGAATCGCAGAGCCTTTGTATCTTGCTTTACTTCCTCAAATTTGGCTTTGCGTGACATTAGATCAGCCATTGTCCTCCTTAAGTTTCTTGCTAATTGTGCTCTGGCTTACGCCAGTTAGCTTTGCAACCATGTGTTGTGATGTTCCGAGCTCTACCGCCTGTGAGATCAGGTCAAAGTCTGACTCTGATTCTGCTCGGCGGTATAGCACAGAGCGTAGCAGCTCTAATGAGCCCGGGTTCAGGCTGCCACCAGACTTGTTGCTCTTGCCTGTTATGCGAGCAACTGACTGATGGCTTACCCGACCCGCTGTAATAGCTTGTATCTGGCGGTTGGAGAACACACCGAACACAGCTAGCCGCTTTACACCATCCTCGATATCCACGCGGGACAGCAGGTGGATGTTATCCCTCAGCCAGATAGCTTCATTCAGTGCTGATGCTACCTTCAATGCTTCGTTACGATCCATTATCCAATCACCTCCAAATACGTTTTCTGGTTTTCTATTACTTGCTGCACACGCGCCTGCGATTGCAGGGCCTGTACCATTTCGTCGAATTCGCGCTTGCGCTTGTTGTTAAACTTGCGATACGCTTCTTCATAACGAATTCGCCCACCCTTATCCATGACTAACGCTTCAAGTTTGTCGACGTCGCGCTGCCATTCAGAGTTTGAGATCGCACTAGCCATCTCAGTTAGGTTGGCAAACCAGTCTTCAGAATAGTAAATAGCAATAAGCATATGCTTAAGTCTTACTTCATCTGACTGGTCATACATAGCCAATAGGATTGCACACTTCCAAACAGATAGCGCTAGTCGCTGTCGGCTAGGTTCGATCGATTCGTATTCTGGGTGGGACTCGGCAAAGTTTCCCATCTCCCATTTGAATCGGTTGAACCGCTCCAGTGCCGAGTGATCCAATCGGATCGGTCGCGGCATTGGCGAGCCCTTCTTCTGCCAGTAGGTAACTGCGCTATAAAGTGACTTAACCAAAGAGTCTAGCTTACCATCTTTAATGATCGCTTCATGCTCTTCGGCCTGTTGGATATCCTCCATCTCACGAGTACGGTCTGGCGTCTTGGCTGTAACATAAATGAAACGCGCCAAGAAGCCAGACTTAAAGTACTCAGTAGTGAGAACATCAGCTGTCTTCGATCCGATACCCATAAGATACATTACGAAGTTTGTGGTTGCTCGCTCAGTCTGGGATTTGCCCTTGCCTGATCGGATTACAACCGGAACATGGCCGTCATACAATTCAGTGAATCGCTCGGCTGCTGAGGCCATGTAGGTTTTGTTCATGAAGTCTTTGAACATACCTTGGACTTCATCTCTGTGCAATAGGGAAGTCTTTCCGTCTCGCTCAGAAAGGATAGACGTAACACCTTCCGGCGTTGCATCCGAACCAATGTCGATCTGGTAGCCAGAGAACTTTTCATACTCGCGAATCAGTCGCAACATAAGGTTACGGCTAGTTGACTTACGAGTAAGAGTTGTTTCACCTAGCACCATAAACCACAGGTTCAGGCCCATACGTCCGTACTTTGGCACAGCATAACCAATGTCGGAGAATACGCACGATAGCGCAGTAAATGCACTAGCGATCTGATAACTGATCGCACCGTCCGTCTTCGATGTGGCCCATCCTAGATATTCATCCACGAACGTTGGCGTCTCCATGACCAAAGAACGCTCGTCGTCGCTTAGGAATACAGCTCGTTCGGGCTCCTGCGAGATCACAATGGTGTCGAGTGGCTCGATACGCACTGGCTCAAGCATTCCGCCCTCTGCAACGAACGACTGGTGCGCTCGCTGCACTTCACGCCATAGATCGCCATCTGCATCCATGCGCTTTGATCGTAGTGGTGAGTGATACTTGTTGCACTTCGCACCGCGACATACAACGAATACCTCTCGCTCACTTAGGCCTTGGCGATACAAGGCGATCTCTAGCTTCCACAGAAGTTTGGACCAGTCTGCATTCGGAGAAGGCTCGTTGATATATAAGCCAAGCACTTCTGGATTACTCTGGACCTTATTCAGTGTAGTCATGAGGTCTGGGAATTCTGGTGGGAGTTCTGAGATTGTCAGTTCCCGAATTGGTTCAACTTCAACATCACCATAGTGCAGCTCGATATCATCAAGCGTGTATAGTGATCCGTTGCTAACGGCCGTAACGCTAAATGGTTCGCGCTTTAGGTTCATTGAGTTTGGCACACGGAGAAGCTTAGTGGTATTCCAGCCCGACTTGTCACAGCCTTGGTGTGCGTGAGCGTGTGCGATCTTCTTGGATAGAAGTGCAGCTACCTGTGGATCTGTCTCTTCAGTCAGCATCCAGTAGGTATGCCAGCGATCTGGCGAGGTCTGCACGACGATCGAAGGCTCGATCAAGAAGTTGTCTGGCTCACAAGTGTCTGCATCGGAATAGATAACTGATACAGTCTTAGCATTTTCTTTAATACGACGTGGCGAGTTGAAAAGAATTGGTGAGAAGTAAACATCTTCGCGAGTGTGTAGATTGCAGTATGCGATCATCTCGTCTTTGCGCTCTGGATACTCGTAGAACCGCTGCTCGGTTAGTTCGCCAGTAGCACCTTTGGTTACGATAGTCGCTAGTCCACGGCCATCGCCAAATACTGCAGAAAAAAAATCCGCTGTCTTCATGTATCCTCCTTTATGTATGGTTCTCCCGCTGCCCCTGCTGGACTCGAACCAACAACCTTGAAGTTAACAGCTTCCTGCTCTGCCATTGAGCTAAGGGGCAAAATATCCTGCAGCTGCCTTGGCCACACTACAGGACCCACATGTCGGCCACTTACGGAGAACATGCAGTTTGTGCCCGGAGCAAGAATCGAACTTGCATCAGCTAACAGAAAGGAGAAAGAAAGGAAGACACCAAAGCTTTAACACCAGTCCGGGCGTTGGGTCAGTTTTAAATCATGACCTAGGATTTTGTTTTCGACTAGAAGACGTCGCCTACTGGCTTTGCGCCCAAAGCAGCAGCGAGGGTTGCTGCGCCGTCTGGCTTGTCGAAGCCGCCGATCTCGTTTCGAGGCTGTCCGTTCTGATCAGTGCCGATCTTGACAGTGACACCGATTGGCTTACCGAGCAACTCGGTGGTCTCTGGAACGGTGAACTTGCCCGACTTCATGTCGTAGCCAAGCGCCGAGAAGAACGCCTTGGTCTTCCAGAAGTCACCAGCAGCGTAGAGCGAGACGTAACCAAATACGCGACGGTTCTCAACGCCCTGACCACCGAGACGGAACTGGATGTTGAAGCGCGGCTTACCCTCGTTTGGGCCCGACTTGACCTGCTCCGACTTGACGTCGAAGATCGTGGCGTTGTACGAACCTGCTGGAACTGGCTCATAGCTCGATGAATTGGCAGCTGCTAGAGCTTCCTCGGTGATGTCGAATGAAATGTTAGTCATTAGTTGTTTCCTCCTTCGTTAATGAGATCAAAGATCTTCTTCATGGTTGGTGCGTAAATCTTCGGTGGCAAACCGAAGCGGTTCTTAGTTACGAGTCGATCCGAGTTTCCGGTGACGAGGACACGCTGTGGCCCCTCATCGCCCATCTCGAACGTCATGTAGCCAACGATATCAGGGATGCCCGGAAGTGTTCCCTTGAATGAGCCCGGAAGCATTGCAGTAGTCTTCACTGCTCCCGTTGATTCGTCCTTGTCGTCAAGTGCGTGTGCAATAATGATCGATGTGAACGAAGCAGTATGAAGATCACGGAAGACTTGGTTAGCCCAGTTCTTCAGGTCACCCCAGCGGCCGAACTTGTTGTTCTTGTTCTCAGGCTTCTCGCCAAAGAACTTCTCAGCTCGGTCCATGACAACCCCAATGGTGTCGATGATCACTGCGTTGTAGTAGTCAGGGTTTGCAAGAAGCTCCTCGATAACCTTGACGAAGCCCTCGTGAGTCTTCACGCTGATAACGTCTACGTTCTTCCAGTCTCGAGCGATAGCTGATGCGCCACCCTCAACGTCGATCAAAAGAACCTTGTCATAACCCTCGACCTCTGAGATCGAAGCGGCCAGCCAAGTCTTGCCCTTACCCGGATCTGCGAATAGCAAGATCGAGTTTGGCTTATTAAGCTGTTCTGCCTTGTGGATGAGCTTCTGGAATGAGAAGCCCGGAAAGTCGGTTGCCGACATTAATTCCTCCTCTGTTTGTGTGTAATACATTATACCACATTTAACCAATTGTAGTCAAATATGTTACTGCGTGTCGCTAAATTCCCATAGAACATTTGAAGCAATGCTCATTGGGTGGATAGTTATCTGGATGAGCTCCATCTTGCAGTTCGTTCCACAGGGCAACTAGTCGATCCCATAGTGCAATCGCTATCTGTCCCTCGTAAGGAATAGAATAGGTCCAGATATCTTCGGCATATGTGCCGTCGCGATTGATAAACACGATCGTGATATCATCGATTTTAGTTCCGGCCTGATTCAATCCCCAAGCATACAGCTGGGTTTGGCCGATATACTTCTGAAGCGTATACTCCGAAGCCGGACTCTGCTTAATGCCGTCTACTAGATCTTTGATCAGCTTAACCTTCTTACGGCTGCTAGTCTTCCAGTCGATTAGATGATTAATGCTAGGAAGAACGAGGTCAGGCTTGCTGCTAATGCCACCGTAACCATCGATATAACCCAGTTCAATCTTACGCTCAACAATAGCATCGCTAAAGATATGCTCTGTGCTAGTATCAATAGCGTTTTCAATAAAGCTATGGATAGCTGTTCCAATCTTACCTCCCAACCAATACTTTGCCGGCGGTTCTTTCTCACCAATCAGCGCTTTTGCTAAATGTCTAGTGCATGGATCGGAGATCTGACTTGCTCCGACTTTGCGTTGCTTATCTCGTTCTGATTCCTGTAGAAACAGATCAACTGTAAGATCCTTGATAGAGCGTTTCAATAAGGTCATATTCCTCCTCCTGTGTAAAATCAATGCCACCCCAAATACCTTGGTTGACTTCGGCCGCTACTGCATAGTCGTAGCACAGCTTGATCAGTGGGCAGCCATGGCAAGCTTCTTCGGCCATGTCTTCCGATACTGGATATTGTCTATCTACATAGACAGATTCAGCACCTTTGCACTTTGGATCATTCTCACTAATAGCATACTGCAACTCTCGCCACTTGTCAATAGCGTCAGCTGATAGCGTGTTCTCATACTCGATGATCACTTGCCGAATCTTCTTCTGGCGTGACGCTCCGGTTAGCTCCTTGTTGCGCTGATACTTCTCACGAGCATACTGCTTGCGACATTCTCGGCACACGCGGGCCTTATCATACGCTCGAATGAATGTATTCTCTGGCGTAAACTCATGGCCCTTAGAACAGTGTGTCCCTCGCTTGCGCTTCTTGCCCCACGGATTATGGTTCTCTGCTTCCTCCCACTCGTATTTACTCATCGAATACTAGGTCGCGAATCTTGGCTAGCGCAGCTTCTGGTGTGCAATCATCTTCCTCCATTAGAATGTCATAGATCTGATTGTAGACCTCTTCCTTCTCTAGCAGGATAGCCTCTCGCAGGAACTCCTCTGGCGTCCATTGGTGTGATACCCATTCCTTTGCCCGCTTCCATTCAACATACTGCTGAGTAAAGCTTAGTTTCTCTACTGCGTCCTTCACTTGTTCTCTCCCTTGATAAGAGCGATGCGACGGTGGGCATCTTGCAGAATCTCTAGGATTTGTTTCTGCTGCTGCGTCTCACGGTGCTCGTCTAAGTGCCACTTGAGGATAAGGTCTGTCGGTGTATCCTCCGAAATGCCTATGTCGCCTTTGCACTCAGCGCAACGAAGGAAACCGTCTGCTGAGCGTTCAAACTCAATAACTTCAGGTTCGATAGGTGACGCAAACACTTCCTCGGAGAAATCAAGTCCTCGTGCTTTTGGCGGAACTGCAATTCGTAATGTCTTCATTTGTTCTCTCCCTTGATAAGAGCGATAGCCTCTAGCCAACTACCGCACCAACATTCAACCAGTTCTTTATCTTTCTCGCACATCTTTTCCTCTAGTAGTTTGATAATGCGTTCAATCTCGTCTTCCCGAATCTCTTTCACGTCTGCGCAGCAACAGATTGCGTCACCAGGGTGAAGGTCTGTTATGACCCAACAAAATTTGTCATGTGGCTCACTCATTTGTTCTCTCCTTTGATACGAAATGCAAATACAACTGAACGTTTTCCAAATGAAAGGCGAAAGTGCCATACCGCCATTTCACCTAGCCAATCCATCGTGCTTCCAAACGCTAGCCCAAACTCATACTCTCGCCTACGAGACACAAATACATTAATCATTTACTTCTCTCCCTTGATAAGACCTGCCAATTCCATGTAGACCTCTCGGTTTGGGTCTTCATCCCATGCTGGATTCACTTGTTCTCTCCTTTGATAATCTTCAACAATCCAACCAGATCATCGCTAAGCGAATCACCCATCCAGTCACACAGGACAACCTCCGACCAGATCCGATCGCGCTCAGCCAGCTTTACGGCCTCCTGAATGTTCTCCAGCGAGGCCAGCTCCTGGCTCGTTGGGTTGCTAATCTCTAGGCCGCGGCTAGTAATCTTAATCATTTCTTCTCCTTATCGTGGCAGCTACACTTGCAGCTATAGTTAGTTATCTGGGTTGGACACAGGTTGCACTGGGCTGTCAGGCACCAGCCAAGCCACGCCTTCTTCAAAGTCTCCATACATCTCCTGCAACCATAGCTCATTCATCTTCGACAACTTGTCCTCCTCGTAGTGTTCCATTCATCTCAAGCTGGCGCTTAAGCAGTGTGTCTAGCTGGCCTTCATCGTAGGTGTCTCGGGCTACGATATCGTAAACCTTGACAGCTTCCTTCTGGCCACGGCGTCGAATACGATCCAACACCTGCTGGTTCATCAGGTTGTTGTCGCTGTGCGATAGCCATACGACAGTAGAGCATGATTCCTGCAACCCGTCCACGCCTTCAGCGATCGCCGGAATAACCGCGACGATATACTGCAGATCACCATTGATAAACGCTTGCTTGGCCGTCTCGCGTTGCTTCTGGTTTGCTTGACCAGACCATTCAAACGCGACTGCCGACTTGGCATTCAATCTGTTAGTTACAATCTTAGCATACTTTTGGCTATCTGTCAAGATCAACATCTTGTCAGTTGGGTTATCGCTAACCAGATCGTGTAGCGCATTCCACTTGGTAGACACTGCATCATCCTCAAAATAGATCTCGCCTTCATCGCCAATGCTAGGCACAGCTAGCGTCATTTGACGCAAGCGAATACGAGCAGCCACTGGGACTTCCGCTACCAGCGGATTGTCCTTAAGCCATACGACCAGATCCTTCTGGAACTTGTCATATATCTTCTTCTGCGCTGGTGCGAGATCAACGAAGATCGTCTCTTCAATCACTTCAAGATTGTGGTTTGGTTCAATGCGAACATAGCATGGCAGGTTCGCTGCATACATTCCGGGATTCTTTTCGCCTAGGATCTCATACTTAGTGAACGGTGACCAGCCCATGTCGCACCACTCGTGCGCCCAATTCCAAAATGAATTCGGAACTTGCTCTTTCCAGAGCCACTTGGTCACTGCCCACGCACCTTCAAAACGGTTGCCAAACGGCGTTCCTGACATGGCTAGCTTGCGCTTGGCATTCAGTCCCTTGAGAGCTTTGAAACCCTTGCTCGATCGGTTCTGGAACGACTGCACTTCATCCACCATGGCGTAGTCAATCTTGGTAAACTTGCTCCACTCCTTGGTGCGGAAGTATTCGCGGCCAATGAAATACCAGCCATGCTTTCCGGTCTGCAATTCTTCCATGGCGATCTTGCCATTCTTGCTAGAGTCAATCTTCACTACTCTGGCAAAGTAATCCGTCTGGCGCATGATCGTGTCATACCAGCCCCAGAAGGTATTCAGTGGGCCGATGATCAGCACGACTTCAGAAGCTGTCCTCAATGCGACTTCGGTAGCCATTAGAGTCTTGCCAGAGCCCATTAGGCTGGCGTTGAGGGCTGACATAGTATCCTCTGAGATAATCCTCTCGCATACCGCTAGCTGCTCGGCTTCCAGTGTAAGCTTCGGTAGCTGTGGTCTCATTAGTCTGCTCCTTCTTCAAGTTCCTATTCACCAGTAGCGTGTAGAACGCAACTAATGCAAACATTAGTATGATCAAATCAAACCCTCTAGCGGATCGGTGTAGTCGTAGTCCGGCAGCTTCTCCTGATACAACCGCTTGACGCGATCCTCAAGATCATTAATACTCTCGAAGTATTCACGGCCATTCGTCCGGCCGCAATCCAGCCACGCATCTCCGTCTTCTACACCCATTACGATATTAGCGCCTAGCTCTGTGCTGTAGTATTCAGCTAGGTCAATCAATTCAAGCTCGTCCACGAATCTCCTTCATAATTTCCTGCACAAGGGCAAGTCGGTATACCAGAGTGGCAACCCACAGATCTCCGTCAATGGCGGTAAAGTTCACGCCGTCTTCATCCAGCGTAATGGTAGTCTCACCAGTGCGCTTATCATCGCCCAAGTTCCATACCTGCAGATAGTAGCTACCGTCTTCTAGCGCGGCGATCTTCCAGCTTGAACCTCCGGTGCTATCCTCTGATACACTCACATCTGCCAGTGACTGCTGGATCAGCGTGTTGATCGTGTGCGGATCACTAGTGCCATATGCTGAAGCAATTGATCGCTTGCTCGCTCCGCTAAGGTATGCGTCGCGAACGGCCGCTAGCACAGAAGCCCTAGCGTCTGCTGTCTGCTCTGCAATGAAGGCCTTCGCCCTGATCTTTGCTTCCTCAATTCGTGCCTTCTCTCGTAGCCTAGCCTTAGCGATCGGCTCTACGTCTACGCTATTCTTCGTTCTTGCCATTTAAAATATCCTCTACTGTAATTTGGTGCTTATCAATCTTACCAGAGATCAGCGGATATTCAATGGTCAATGCGCTAAACTCTGGATCTTTGCTAATGTCCATGGCGTGTGCCATGGCAGAGAACGCCAAGTCCTTGCTCTCATACACTCCCATGAATTGCCCCGTCTTCTCAACCACGTTCACATATACAATGTTAATCCGTCTTGCTCCCTTCAGAGATCAACATCTCCATGAAGGTAGCTTGCGTTAGCGTGAGTGCCAGCACCTGCCGTTCGGTCAGCTCTTGAAACGTTCTCACATCTTCGGTGGCGTTAGCTGGTCGGTATTCATCTAGCTTTGCCTTCGACTTGCTCGTAAACACTGGCCTAAAGCCGGTCTTCTCATATACGGCGTAGATCATACGCGTTCTCTCCAATCGTAAATCTCATACTCTGGTAGGTCAGCTAGGCGGCCAGCGGTCTTCGGTGCTAGCAACGCTAGTGGTCGCTCGTGGGTTGGCTTCAGCTCGACCCATACATCTTCGGTCTCATCAATGGCAATGCCGTAGGTGTCCAAGATCCACTGGTCTACGATCTCGCGCTCTACTTGTGGCACAGTGAAGCTATCATATAGCTCATCGGTCATGGTCTGAATCGTGCCGTTGATACTGATCTCAAGGTGATAGAGCGAGAATACTAGCTCATTCCCTTCGTGAGTATACCACATGTTCAGGTCGTAGTCGCGTGTCTTCTTGTTCATGGTTTCTCCTTACCAGCTCGATGAATAGTAGAACGATAGCTTATCAAAGTCTTCGCTCTGTGCCAAGTGCTTGATCAGTTGTAGCGTGTATTCCAATTGCTCGAAGTAGTATTCACCATACTCGTAGCTTCCAAAGAAGAAGCCCTGCTCGACCGGCAGTAGCTCTTCAGCTACAGCGATACGTTCCTCTGTGCCGGCTGGAACATCCAAGATCTGGTCAATGATCAAACCCAGCTCGCCCAGCTCTTCCTGCGTGACCATATACTCGCCGCAATCATCCTCGCCGTCTTGAATGTTCTCAACAAACCAGCGGTGGATCTGGTTGGCTTTGCGCCACTTACCAACGACCATGCTAACCGAACCGCCAGCGAAGTCTGCAAACTTGCTCAAGCCCTTTGGGAAGTTGTCAGCTACCAGCGTCTCGTAGCGTGGATTGGCTTCGTAGTCCTGTGCTTCCTTGTTGTAAACCTTGCGCGATACATACTGACGCGCTTCCAAATACTGATCCAGCCCCATTTAGTTTTCTCCTGCCATTTCTAGTGTGTATCCTTCATTCTCAATTGCCCACTGTAGATCGTGGCCAAACTTACCTTCAAAGATCTTAATCGCGTGTCCAACGTTCTTTGCGCGGATCACGATCGTAGACCCCTTCTTAACCAAAACTTCATTAACCATTTACTACATCCTCTACTATCGAATCAATTAACCAATAGGCGCTAGCCCATACTGAATCATCACTATTAACGCGTTCCGCTATTAGCGGGAAGCGGCTTCGCTTATCGGGTGGGATTGGGAAGTGTCTGGCTAGATACATCTGCCAGATCACCGCTTGCTCTTTATCTTCAATGGTCTGAAGGTAGTTGATCAAGCCGCGAATGGTCATGGTCGTGTGTTTCATCGTGTGCCGTAGATCGCTTCTGATCGTTGCTTAGTCCACTCCAAGATCGTGGCTTCATCGAATTGTCCGCGTAGGTTCTCCATGCGCTGTTCGGCCAGCTTCTCCGCTCGTGGATCATCCGACCAGCAAGCGGTCAAATAGTCGTCAATGACATACTGTGCGTTCTCTGGCATATCCATTAGTCTTCCTCATAATCTTCATCGCTGTTTAACCAGCTGTCTAGGTGGTGTGATTCAATGATAGCAATAGCCGGTGCTACTGTCAAACCTTTATACCCAATTCCCATGGGTAGCGAGATCAGGCGATCCCAATCTTCATCATGACCAGCTTCAATCGCTTCGATACAGGTCGGGATCATACTCGTTGGCACAGGTGGGAAGTGGTTATAGGTTAAGTGCCATGCCAGCTGTTGCTCTAGTGCCGCGTGGCTGTCAATGATTCCTTCGGTGGTGGTGTAGCCCATTAGTTATACTCCTCTACTTCGTCAAGGTGGAACAGGTCGTGGCTTTCGCCTAGGTAAGCTTCCAAGATCTCAAACGATCGCTCTTCGGCTTCTTCCTCGCTCTGGCATTCGTCAATCGTAATCGTCATGACCGCCAGATCAGCGACCCAATGCGTGTTATAGCTCTTCATTAGTTGGTCTCCTTCTTAAGTGACTTGAATACGGCGTGAGCTAGGTCGAAGTGGTAGTGGTAGATGTCGGTAGCCATAAGGTCGAAGATAGTCTGCCCGTTCTCGTAGCCGAAGTCCATCCAGCGGTTGCGGTCGTCCATGGCCAGCGTGTCCCAGACTTCCACGATCTTAGCGTAGTAGATCGGGTTCAAGCTGTCAGCTACGGCGTGGCAGATCTCTGCGTAGTCGTAGTCCGCGAAGTCTGGATAGTCCTCGAGGATCATAGCTTTGATCTCGTTGAAGGTTGAAGCGCGGTTCATGGGTGGATCTCCTTTTTTTTGCGTGTGACCATATATGATTCTATTTAACCATATTTGATTCCATAATGATATGTCAACACATATTATGTCTCAACATATTAGATTATGGTATAACATTTTAAAACATAAGGTTATTCTGGATTTGGATCAGAATAGGCGACCATATATGATTCTAAACGACCATATTTGATTTCGAATAGGGTTTTTTTATTATTATCTTATATATTAATATATATATTATTATAATATAATATAGTAATTAGAAGAGAGTAGGGGCTACTCGACAAACCGATCCACGAAGTCGTGAACCTGTTCGGGTGAGAGCGCGTAAGTCTGAAGTGCGAGACCTAGGATCTGGATCGTCTTCAAGTCCATGTTGCCCAGATCTGCGCCGATCGGGTAACAACGACCCATTGCGTTCATGAGAACAAGCGGTGCGCTCTGGTCGCGGTAGCTGTCGAGCAAGTAGTAGACGCTCCAGATACCTTGTGACGCGGCGACCTTTTCGGCGGTTGCTTGATCATTAATCGTATACATATCGGGAATTCCTTTCGTGTTGTTTGCTTCCTGATATCTCTAATCTAGCACAACCCAAACGCTTGTCAAGTGTTTTTCCAAACTTTTTTATAACAGATTAATAACGGCAACTCTGTGCCACGATCTATATAGCTAGGGCAAAAGATCCAAAAACGCCGTAAAACGCCCGTAGAAGCCACGAAGATATCAGAATGGGGAATCATACCGACCAATAGCTGAAAAGCCCGCTAGCGGCCGCTGGTGGCTTCGTTGATTGTGATCTAATTGTTATTGTTTCGGGGTTGACAAAGTGGATGCGAATCTATAGAATGCCCGTTATCGTTTCGTTATACATGATCCGGGTATCAGATCTAGCTTAGTTGATAGACTGTTGGTTGTCAAGTGTTGTTATCTAATCGTTATATTGTTGCACAGGGTAGGGCCGGTTATCTCCCGTGTGTTTACTAAGCTCATCGGGCCGGACTTAATGGATCGCTTTTGAATTATGAGACAAGTCTAACGGGGATCTTGATCTTTGTCAAGTCTCCGTTATCAACTTGTTATTTCTTGGTTGCGCTAAACAGAATGTCGTTGCGATTGAATACGCATTGCGAGCAAGTGACGCAAGCCGAACCCTTGTCGGTGATCAAAGCTAGCTTGCGGTTGTTCTCAGGGCATGGGATCGGTGACTTATCCTGAATGGTCTCAAAGTCGCTTTTACCTTCGGCAAAGGTGTTAGCTAGGTATGCAAGCTTCACGCCATATTGCTTCTTAAGCTTGATACCCAACACGCGGTTAGCCATGTCGGTGGAAAAGTAAAGCGATAGGTTGCCGATATTGATCAATAGCGGAACGGCAAATTCGCTTCTGGTATATGCCCAAAATTGAATGTCGGCGTTAGCTTCGATCACGTTACGCCACGCGATCGTGTAAGTCTCATTAAAAAAGTCGCCATCCCAATGGATTCGGAATAGCTTCTCGGCGTTGCGCTTGTCGCAATCCTTGCGGAATTCATCGATCATCGCGGCCAGATAGGCCGTAGCTTCTTCTTCAGTGGCGTTCTCGAGCATAGCCCAATTGTGCAACAGAACATCCTTAACGCCTTTGTAGATCCTCTCAAGGTTGCCGGCATAACAGATCTTCTCGCAAACGGTTGTTGCGCCCGGGCACGAGAAAGCTTTGCCGCTAGGCAAGCCAAAGGTGTTAGCGATCGCCGGCGCTTTGCCGTTAGGCGTGATAGCGTTAGCGACTTTGCGATCCTTCGAACGCTTAAGGGTTAGTTGTGTAGTAGTCATGTCTCTAGCCTATCTCTAGTTTAGCTCAATGTCAACCCAAGAATGGGTGCAAGTAATGCCTTGCTTTTCAAGTGCAAATACAACGCGGTGGAATTGGTTTAGCTCGATTTTGCGAGTAACGCCATCGCTAAAAGTAGCGCGATAGAAAACGTGCATTAGTTGTCCTCGCAATCAACATAAAAAGTGTCACAATCTAGGCAATCAACGCCCGCGCAAGTGTAGTCCTCGCAATCGTGAAAATACTCGGCCGTGAAGTGTCCTTCATGCAGCTTCAAAAATTCTTGCTCGTTCATTCCGTGTCCTTTGTTCGGTGTAGTAATAGTCAAGCATAGGGTTTGGATCTTGTCAAGTAGCGTTACAAAATTGTTACATAAGCTTGGCCGGACCTCGAGCTAGCATAAGCTCGGCCGGTTGTCAAGCTTTGTTACCAAATTGTTATCTGTTGTTAACCTAAAGTAAACGGGCAGGGTGGATTTTGAACCGTTGTGTTACCGGGCATATCGGACCAAACCCATTAGTTAAAGCTTAGCTGCTTTTGTGCAGCTTGTCAAGTGCTGTTATCGAATTGTTATCTCGAGCTAGCCGGCTGTAGATCGGTGGCCTGGCCGGTCCCGAGGATCATCTCCCCGGGCCGGCCGGTGTGCTCGCCGGTTAGTGCCCCGGGCAACCGCAACAATCGAGGCAGTATTCCTGTTGCGCCGGGCACTTCATGACTTCCATGCGAATCTCGCCGTCAAAGTCTGGGTTCTGGCAATCCTCGCATAATAGCCCGAGGCAATCGGTCGAGTAGGTTTTGCAATCTAGGCAATCAATCGCCCCACACGCGTCGCTCTCGCAATCGTGCCAGTGCTCAACGGTATTGCAACCATCATGTAGTCGCTCAAATTCTTTCATGGATCTTCCTTTACTTGCTTGTGCCGAATACGGCTTTGCGGGTGCGGGCTTTGCGTAGGTCGATTGCTCGAGCCTTCGCGTGAATGGTGCGCTTCGAGTCTGGGCGGGCCATGTCTAGCCCTCCCATTCGCTGGTGTCGCGGCCGTTCAGGCAGGCTTCAATGAAGTGAATGCGCTCGCGGTCTGAGACGCCCGAGAGGGTCTCCCACTGGTCGTCTGATAGGTCGTGAGGGTTGAACACGATTACGTGCTGGTAAGCCGAGTATTCCCCTTCTGCCGTCACGAATGCGGTGTTCATTGCGGTGTGTGCCATGTTCTTTTCTTTCTGTGTGTTTTGTGTAGGCGTGTTGCCTAGAAGAAGCATAGCACACTTTCGTGCGCTATGCCCCAACTATACGACACGATTACCAAACTTGTTGGATACCGCTAACGCGCTGTTCTTCCTGAACGTATTCCCAAAGTTGCTCTAGGGCTTCTTCGATTGTCTCGAAGGTCTGGAAGTCGTGCGTGTGGATTCCGCCGCCATTGATTGCTTCGCGGACCGAGAACAAGCGGGCAGATCCGTCGAAGTTGTTTTCGCGAGTCACGAACAAGTAGTTGTTCGCGCCGACCGGATGAATCGAAAGCCATGCAACTTCACAATTCCAGAAGGACATTGCGGCCGGCGAAAACCAAGTTGGGTTCTCGGCCAGCACCTTCTTCCATGCATCGCGCTTGAAGTAGCCATTGAATGACCCGGCCGGAATATTTGGGGTGATTGCGTTCATGTTCTTTCTTTCTACTTGTTGAATCCGAAGACGCGGCTGAGTTGCGGGCCGAAGGTGAAGGTTACGGCGACCGAGATAGCAACCGCTAGGCCGCTGTTGTAGGAATCGACTAGGCGGGCAATTGAGTCCACGCTAGGGAACAGGCTCGCGGCGGTCATGTAGGCGAAGACGTTAGCCCCGGCGATGAATGGGATGGCGATAGCCGAAGCAATCGCGCGGCGAAGTGTGTGCTTCATGTTCTTTCTTTCTGTTGTTGGGTTAGGCGAATTGCCTAGAACAACCCTAGCACAAGTCTAGGGCTGAACTACACGATTCGAGCTAGTTGGTCTCGACTTCTAGCTGGTTGTCGATTAGCTGTAGGCGGTCGTCATCCTCGGCCATGTAGGTCGCGACCAATTCCTCGGCCTGTTCGGCCGACTCAGCTTCAATCTTGTAAACGTAGGTCTCGACTACAGTGAAGGTTGCCATGTTCTTTCTTTCTTTCTGTTTGGTTGTGGATAGGCCTTTTAGAGACTTGCCTAGGTCTAAGTCTAGCCTACTGGCCAGCGTTGCGCATTACATTCCAACGGCCGTTAGCGGCGTGTGTTGGGGTTGCTTGACGCCAGACGCGTTGCCCTGGCTCGAGGCTCAAGGCCATGGCCTGAGCGGTGTCTGTGATTGCCTGAATCTCAATCTGGAAGCGGATAAGTTCTTTGCCGTTAGCGGCAGTGTGACGCTCGCTAACTTCGGTGATTACGCCAACAAAGTATTCGTTTGCGTAGGTCATGCCAAGCACTGGCACGAAGTCGGTTGTTGCGTTGCGCTTTGACATTAGTAGCGTTCCTCTCGCTCATCCCAAGTTAGGTCTTCGTAGCAATCGCGGCAGATAGGTTCTGCCTTAGCGCCTTCGTTGAAAACTCGGCATTCGTCGGCATAATCCCACTTGCCGCAATCGGCGCAAGTAATCGTTTCGTTGCTCACGTTTCTTTCTTTCTCTAGTAGTTTCGGCTAATCCAGCCACTAAACCTAGGGCATTAAATCCCTAGGCCTAGAATCCGATTAGGCGCTTCGTGTATCTCTATTGAGTTTCCAAGTTTCAAGTCGGCTTTCGGAATCCTTCGGGCTAACCCGTCTTCCTCGGCGACAAGAACAAAGTTAGCACCCAATTTTAGATCCGCGCAATCAAAAAACCAGGGGAAACAAATCTTTTTATTCCAACAGCTAGGCCGGTCCTGGGCGGCGCACAACCGCGCAAAAATTCCAGATCAATCTGTAAAAAATTCCATCTCCGATCACCAGCCCCTAAAAAATTTTTCGCCGGTATTTTTAAATCTTTTGGACTTTGTAGCAATCTTGTGGTAGGATGTATGTCATGAGCGAAATACTTATCACCCTAGATGGATATGGCAAAGCCACCCTATCACTAGACCTGATCGACGCAGCAGGCGACAATGAGATCGAGGTTTGGCGTGGCATCTTCAAAGAAGACAATGACGCACCAGAGACACTCTGGGAGGTCTACTTCGAGATGGATCCAACAATCGGCTATGAAGTCTGGGACCTAATCAACGAGGCAATTTACACATACAAAATGGAAGCGGAGGCAATACAATGACATTTGAAGAATGGCTACAGCAGGGATACGATAACGGCTGGTGCGGACCATCGGTTTGCTACACTCACGACGGACTGCCAATGTCCGACCTTGAGTTCCAGGAGTTCGAGGACGGCAATGACCCATGCATGCACGTCATTCGCCTTTACGAGGACGTCGAGCAGAAGACTCAGATTGAGGACAACCACACCCCATCACAGTGGCGAGCAACCAATGAAGGACTGATCGCGTGAGCCGGGGTCTAACTGATCCGATCCCACAGCAGCAAGGCAATGACGACCTCCCCACTGTGCAAGAGATGGACCAAGCAATCGCGCAGCTATTCGAGGTTGTCAACGATCTACAGTCGCAGATCACCACGCTGAAGGACATTATCGGCGCATCGATCGGAACCGCCAAGCGAGATAACCATTTGAAAGGTTTGTAATGGGCAAAGAGATATCAGTACTAGATGACCTACTACTGCGATCAGCAGCAGGTGGCAAGTCTGGTGTAGAGATTGAGCGAATCACTGGCATTCCAGCCGATCAAGCTGTGCAGCATGTTAAGCAACTGCTAGCAAGCCGCGATATCTGGACCGAGCACGAACAGCGATTGCTGCTTTTGCAGGAGCTACAAGAGCTCAAGGAGTCGCTGCAGGGAGCTGCTATTAAGAACGGCGACCCAGAGTCTGCACGACTGCTGCTCAAGACGCTGGAGCTCATTGGCAAGCGACTGGATTCCCAGAAGGTTGAGATCGACGAGAACCTGCTTAAGCTAACCCGCTTCCAAGAGCGCATCTTGTTGCGAGCAATGGACTCTGCATTGAACTTTGCCAAGAAAGAACTGGCAGCTAAATATCCAGATATTCCAAGCTATGAGCTAGATGAACTAGTGGCCGACGGCCTTGTGCGAGCAAAGTATGAGATTCTTGAGGAGGAGAATGGGCAACAAGTTTAATAACGAACACCACGTTATGAAGACAGATATATGGCTCACCCCACCTCACATCCTTGAATCGCTGGGCCACTTTGATCTAGATCCATGCTCGCCAATCGAGCGACCCTGGGATACTGCTGACAAGCACTACACCATTGAAGACGATGGGCTGATCCAGGACTGGGAAGGTCGAGTCTGGATGAATCCGCCATACGGACCACAGATGGGCAAGTGGATGAAGAAGCTTGGTGAGCATGGCAATGGCATTGCGCTGGTGTTTGCGCGAACCGAGACTAAAGCGTTCTTTAACCATGTATGGCCAAGGGCGGATGCGCTGTTCTTCCTCAAGGGGCGTCTACGCTTTTGCAGCCTGCAAGGCGAGGCTCAGGATAATGCTGGCAGCCCATCTGTGCTAATCGCATTTGGACAGGATAATGTCAAGGCCCTAGAAAACTGTGGCCTGGAAGGAAAGCTGGTTTATCTTGATCGATAACGTATTTGATAACGTAATCGCAGACCTGCGAAAGCGCTCTAAGAAGGCCGAGTACCTGACTGACCCTGCACTATGGGCAAAAGAAGTGCTAGGCAAACACATGTGGTCGAAGCAGCGCGAGATTGCACAGAGTGTTGTGCACCACTCTCACACTGCTGTGGTGTCATGTAACGGTGCTGGCAAATCTGGCTTGGCCGGTATGCTTGGCGTGTGGTGGATTGCTACCCACGATCCATACGACGTTGCGCTGATCTGTTCGGCTCCGACGTATGTACAGATCGCCCGAGTGCTGTTTCGTGAGCTTGGAGACAACTTCAAGCTTGCAAAGCAGAACGGTCACCCAATGCCAGGCTACATTACCCAGGGCCAGGAATGGAAGCTTGACGATGGCACAGTGATCGCGTTCGGTCGCAGACCAGCCGACAAGGATATTGTTAGCGCGTTTCAGGGTATCCACCGCCGATACGTCATGGTTATCCTTGACGAGGCTGGTGGTATCCCAGAGGACCTGTATACCGCTACTGAAGCAGTTACTAATACCGAAGGTGCGCGAGTACTTGCGATTGGAAACCCAGACAACCGAGGTACCCCATTCCACAAGATCTTCCGCGATGACCCAACGTGGAACAAGCTGAAGATCTCGGCATACGACACCCCAAACTTTACCGATGAAAAGAATGAAGTTCCAGAAGATCTGCTACCACTGCTGATTCAGCCCGCATGGGTTGAGAAGCAGAAGATCTCATGGGGCGAGGATTCTGCACGATTTCGTTCCAAGGTGCTGGCTGAGTTCCCAGATGAAGCTGACAACACATTCTTTACCCAGAGCAACATTGACTCCGGTATTGATACAGATATCCCAGAAGATATGGAATACCAGTGCGTACTCGGCGTGGACGTCGCTCGCTTCGGTGAGGATGATTCTGTAGTTTATATTAATCGAGGCGGAAGGTGCCGAAAAGTTGATCACTGGAATAAAGCAACAGCTATTGAAACTGCGAACCGTATTCACCACCTTGCGATCGACAACGGGGCCAGTGAAGTTCGTATTGACGCTGCTGGCCTTGGTGGTCCTGTTGTGGATCTGGTTGCTAGCCTTGCTAGGGACCGTTATCTGGTTATCTCTATGCTCGGCTCTGCTGCGTCTCCTGACAAAATGCGCTGGCTTAACGCTCGTGCAGCGAATTATGACAACCTCAAAGAGGGTCTATCTTCAGGCAAGGTTGACCTTGATCCGGATGACAAGGTTCTTCTAGAAGAGCTACTGATGATTCAATATAAGTTCACTCAGAAGGGTGCAATTCAGATTGAGTCAAAGGACGACATGAGATCACGCGGAGTTAAATCCCCGGACCACTTGGATGCGCTGGTTTACGCCACTGCAGACCTAAGCCGAATCATTGAATCACCATACGCAGATAAAAAGCCCGGTGATCTGGTGACATTTGACCATCTTGAGCTCGACTCAAGAGACCCCTTCCTCTCGGGGTGGAGCTGGTAGCCATAAATCATGCCTTTTATGACAACATATTATTGCATTATGAGAATATGTACTTTATGTGGTCAAGAGAAATCCATTGATAATTTTTTCAAATCATCAAAAAGTAAAGATGGCCTTGAGCGCAGATGCAAAGAATGCAAAGTAGCGGTTAATAGGGCGTCATATCTTAGGCATAAAAGAGTCGTCAAGTGGCGAAGCGTTGAGCGCAAGTACAAAATTACTGAAGAACAGTTCAACGACTTCGCCATTGATGGCTGTCAGGCATGTGGATCGCAAGCAAACCTTTGCGTTGACCATGATCACTCGTGTTGCGATACAGCCATAACGTGTGGAAAATGTGTTCGTGGCGTATTATGCAAAAGATGCAACATTGCAGAGGGTTTGTTTAAAAATGATCCACAAAATATGCATAAATTAATTAAATATATGCACGATCATGGTATACTTTAATAATCGAAAGGTATAACATGGATTTTAAGAAGCTGTCAGAAGAGTTCGCTGCTATGAGCCAAGAGAACGAATTACTCAAGGAGTCTTACTCAAGCATGGCGACCGCCATCCTGGCATTTGATGATGCTGGATGGAACACGGTTAGCAGTGCTACCTCAAATGGAAGCTTCACCCTCGATGAATTGCAGAAAGCTGCAGCTCGCATTCGCGAGACTAGCGAGGGTAATCCACTTCTTAAGCGAGGCTGCGGCCTACGAACCAGCTACATCTTCGGGCGCGGAGTTGAGTTTGGTAATCTGCAGCCTCGCTTCCAGAAGGTCTTCGACCTGCCACAGAACCAAGACGTTT